TTCATAACCAGCTATGTGCTGTCCATTTGTTTAAAAATCTCATGCTTGCTTTGCCACCAGAGGCAAAGTGCTTTCTATCAAAGAGATTATACGCTGACTTCCATTTCTTTGCAACTGGTTCGGGTGCGTGACATGCCAGATAATGTAGCTTTCTAAATTGCTTAGAGATAGTTTTCTTATTGAGTCGGTAACCTGCGGGGTACCATTCGATTCGAGTTTGCCAATTGTAGCTCTCACGCATACCTAATCGATTTTCTCGCATGATAGCGGGTTTGTGCATTTCTTGAGGTCGAAACTTATTTTGGGACATGAGGTACTCCGATTACTTTACAATGCTGGTCACGAGGAAGTGTTCGTTCACATTCTTGAATTGCTTGACGATACTTAGTGTTATCACTCCACGGGTGGTTTAAGCACCACACAGAGATAACGAGTCCCAAGAAGATACCCCACCAAAAGTCTTTCATTATTCCTCCACCGGGAAACGTTTTTGCAGTTTACGCTTAAAGTACCCATTGAGTACTTCACTATCAAACATAAAGAACAATCCTAGCCACATTGCTATCACTAGTGTAAGTCCTAGGAATGCCAACAAAATATCAACCACGAACATATTACTTACCCAAGTTGAGCATCATGCCCTGACTACCATTGACAACTGTGTTGGGCATCTTACCGTCCCACTTGTCAATCCATTGTAGTTGAACGTATGCTTGTCCACCATTTGATTGAATAGCTTCTGCTTGAATCTTAATCGCTTTAGCTTCACCTTCAGCTTGTGCGATACGTGACTTAGCTTCAACCTCAATTCGTTGCAAGTCTTGTTCGGCTTTCAACTTACTTTGTGTAGCAACCATCTTTGCGTCAATCGCATCTTGATATGCTTTACCAAATCCAAAGTTGACCAAGCTGATGTTACTCACTGTGATATCGAAGGGTGCGACTTTTGTTTGTAGACGTTCCAGAATCTTACCAGACACTTCTTCACGCTTGATAATCAATTCTTCACTTGTATACTGACCAGTCACAGTCTTAAACACTTCGCTGATAGCAGGAGCAAGTACTTTGTCTGCTACGTTCAATCCAAACTCTTTGTAGATAGTTGGGACCATGTTAGGAGTCAAACGATAGTTTACAACAATGTCAGTGTGTACTTGTTGCATATCTTTAGTACCTGCGCTTTGATTTTCAAGCTGGGCACGTTGCAACTGCACGTTGACATTCTTGACTGAACTGATTGGGTTTACGAGTGTAACACCTTCAGTCAATACGTTGTCTAAGTTAGTTTTACCTAGAGTAACTTGCACGCCTACGTTACCAGGTGGAACGATTGTGATTGATTCAAACGCAATGACTGCTACAACTAGCAAGAAGGGCAATGCCACCAACTTACGAAACGGATACGTAGTTTCGTATCCTGTATTAGTACGTGTATTAATTGACATGAAATACAAGAAGATTGCAGCACCGAGTGCTACTACAAAAGAGAGACCAATTAAAAACATGTTGTTTCCTTAAAGAAATTTAAAAAGCCCCCGAGGGGGCGTTATTAAAAAGCGTCCCAGTAACGGGGTTGCTTTTCAACTTTGCGTGTCAGTGTGACACGGGTGCCTTTATCTTCAAAGATAAAGTGACCGTCTTTCACAGTAACCAATGTGTTGGCTGTGAATGTTTTGTGAACGTAGTCATCGTCTGCGTTCTCTGGATCAGGGTCGAAACCAACATTGACACCGTCAGCATTCAACGGGTTACCGCGGAATGTATCTTGGTAATCGATTTCTTTGTTGTTGTGAACAACTTTGATATCGTATGTAGAAGCACCATCGAACTCTGGCTTAGCGTTCAACATCTTCAATGCTTCGACTGGAGATTCATTGTAACGATTCATTTCTTCAACCAATGCCTTCAACATGTCGAAGTTGAATTCAGAGAACAAAGTAGAGATAGAAACAATACGTTCAATCTGATCCTTAGCTTCCAAGTTGTCGTTGCAGTATTCACGAATGAATGTAGCATCAACACCCTTAAAGTCAATCATGTAGAAGATACGACCTGGGCGGTTACGCATGTGACGATCCACACGCCACTTGTCGTTAGTTGTCAACATGAACAACTTCTTAGATGGGAAGACACCATCCAACAATGTCAAAATCATTTCTTGCTGTTCAGAATCATACACCTTCTCAAATTCATCAAACAAGATAGCGCAAGGTTGTTCGATAGATTGAATGAAAGAATTGAACTTGTCACCACACCATGGTGCGTTAATGACGATTGTTGGGATATCTTGCTTTGCCATTTCAAAGCAAACGTTCTTAGTAAGCAAAGTCTTACCAGAACCCTTTTCGCCTGTCAACATGACGCCGGTTGCGTTGTCACGTGCCAAGAATGTACGGATGATTCGGTCAGTGTGCTTTAAGCAATCACCATAAATCTTTGTTGGAATGTTGAAATTGTCAATATGCTCAAGGAAGAATTGACCAGACATTTCATCCTTACCAACGGTGTAGTTACCACCGGGCAAATGTTCAGTCAAGTCCAATGCTTCTTTACGGGCAATACGGTATGTATTGCCAGTCTTCATAAAGTATGCCATTTAATTTCTTTCTCTGTGTGTTTAACGATTTAAGATGTGTAGTATAACAGAGACTAGGTTTTTTGTCTAGTCTCTGTTTACCCATTTACTTGCGAGAGTTTGCTCGGACTTCGTCAAAAGTGTAAGACTTTGTTAGTACACCGTCTTCGTAGACAGTAACCAATGCGTCAGTCCAACCACCGATGCCTTTGTCTGACCAACCTGTTGGGGCTGATACACCAGATGCGTATTCGCCACCACTGTTAGTGAACAGTTTGACACGACCGCCTTTACTGCGTTTGCCTGAGTCAGTGATTGGATCCTTGACTACATCACGCCATTCACCATCGACCTGGACACTTGAGCATTTCATTGCGAAACGTTGTGTATCTCGGTCAACGATTTGCAACAACGCACCGCCCATACCGAAAGCAAAGTTGTCAGCACTCCAGCCATTCAAGTCTACCATGATACGCATGATTGCTTGGATGCTTTGAATGTTGATACCATCGCCCCAGATTACTCGGACGTTGTTCAATACTTTGTAGCCTTTGCTGTTCTTAGTGTGACCGAATCCTGTGTTCAAGATGCCAACTACTTTTGGCAAGACTTCGACAGGATCACCTGAGTCAGGACGAATCACAACAGTAGCACCCGAATCAATAACTTGTTGCTTCAATTCAGTGCCCCACATTTTAGAGGCTTCGTAGATATCAAAGCTATCGGATACCACTGCAAGAATTGCACCGGGCTTGCCGTACTGTGTAACCATGTTGCTGTAGGCTTTTGCTTCGTTTTCACGACCCCAGCTTGTTACTGTGCTGTGCTCCATTGCAGGAATGCTAAAACCGCAAACGTCAGCATCATAATACTCCATAGCGTACAAAATACCAGTAATAGTGTCTGTACCCATAAAGTTGATGAGGTGTCCCGCACCACCAATCCCAGCGCTTTCAAGAGAACTAACGCCCCGAGCACCGAAATCGTGTAACTTAAAATCAATACCACTAATATCTCCTGACTTGTTTAAGTACTCGGCAATCACTTTCTTGATTGTGTAACTTTGTGTTGCCACTGTTGTTCCGTACCAGACTGCACGAAGCAATGCTGTTTCAAGCCACGTAGTAAGCCAGAAACACTTGGGGTCCGTGTTCTCGATTGTTGCCAATACGTTTGATACAGGTACGACTGACCCTTCTGGTACTGCTCGGATACGTACGGGTAAACGCCCGCCGAGCTGTTCGACAATATACTCCCAACCGTCCCTGTTGAAAGGTACACCGTGAGCTGTGAGGATCTTATCTGCGACCTCAATGTCTTCTCGGGTGACTGGAGTAGTGAGATACTCTTTAATAAATGCCTGTAATCCGAACATGACGGTTGCATCATATTTGCCACCGCGGCTTTCAATGTATGAATAGACACCTGTAGTTCCTACTGGGTATTGTTTGAACATTGAGACTTTGTAGCTGTCTGTGTTCAGGATGATGTTTTTAGCGAGTTTCATAATAAAGTTCCTTTATTTTCAAATTGCCTAGAGTCTATCTCTAGGACTTGTTATCAGTATAACACAACATTATTATTGTGTCAACCTTCTTCGGGTTCCATATCAGTTGGATCGTATACATATCCACCTTTGATTCCAAGAATAGGGTCAACAATAAAGTTTGGCACCCATTTGTCTTTCTTGCCAATCAGTGAGTAAACTGGGAGTGACTTACCGTCTACTACCATTTCACCTACTTGTTTGGTTTCGTATTTGTATTCCCACCAACCCATATCAGCCCCCAAATTCTACCAAAGTGACAGAGCCACCACGTTCTTTAATTACTCTTGCAAAGTTGTCAAGCATTGGGATGATTCGTTCTGGATCGCCCATTGCTAGACCCATACCAATGTAGGGGAATGCCCATCGTTCTTGGGGCAACCAACCTGCCCACTTATACAACAACAATTCAAAGCCTAGATATTCGAAAACATCTTGACCACGACTAATCGTATATTGTGTATACGCATTAACCAAGAACCATGCATCATTCTTACTACGCTCAATAACTGAGTGAGTATAGGTACCTACTTTGTCAAACTTACCTGCTTGTGTTGCATTGTCTGCTTCAACCGCTTGTGGATAACGACTTGCAATCTCTTTAGCGATGCCGCCGCCCATCATGTTGTAACAGTTACAACCTTGTACTACAACGTCAAACTCACCTGCTTCTGCCATGTCAAGGATATTACCTCGTGCATGTTTGAGGTGCATAGTTGGAATTGAACCTGGATTGATTGTCATATTAAGCTCCTAAGAAGTGTTGCAAAATTTCGTAGTGGTCTTCGAAACATTCTTCCGACTTAACCTCTGCGATTGGTACCCAACGTGCTTTCTCAGCATCGTCACTACCTTTTACTTTGGGCAGTTCGCCATCGGGCAATTGAATGTAGAATGCGTGTGTAATGATACGACCACGAGGTGAGCGGTCAATAGCATCGAACACTTTACTGCGAACGATACTACCACGCAACACGGGTGCGGGCACTTTAATCATTGTTTCTTCACGCAACTCACGAATAGCCGCATCTTCTACTGACTTGTCAGTGTTTGCGTTGACATAACCACCGGGCAGTGCCCACAAACCTTTACCTGGTTCTGCTCTACGCTTAATCATAAGAATGTGACCTGAGCAAATAACCACAGCGTCAGCAGTAGAGAAGATGGGAGGGTACTTCAAGCTGGCATATTGTTTGTTGTGTTCGATAATGAATTCACGTTCACGGATGATTTGTGCGAATTCCTCAGTCTTACGAAACTCCATTAAGAAGTCATAAGTAGATGCTGGCACAACATTCTTAATAAAGTTGCTGTTGAAAGTCCAGTTAAAGTACAGGTCACGGATGTTAACTGCACTGAGTGGTTCAATTTCTTCCACATCAACGTATTCCCATTGAGGGAACATATCCAAGTAGAAACTTGATTCGTCTTTTTTGTGACCGATGATGGCAGTTTTAGTGCCGAGGATGCGATAGCGTGACACGATACTTTGAACACGTACAGCCCACGCTTGGTCGTTGTACACGGTGTCAATATTTCCCTCAATGTGAATATTCATTGACAGACCGCTGGTTGCAGCCTTAATCATTTTAGCACGTTCGGCACTAGTGAACGGGTTTTTGTAAGTGCGGGGTTGAGCTGCCGAACCTGTGATAATCACGAGGTTGTCGGTCAATGCTGTGGCTCGCTTGATAATCTCTAAGTGAGCATTGTGAAAAGGTTGAAAGCGTCCGATAAGGACTAGTGTACCATATTGTTTTGACATTGAAAAATCCTTTCAATAAATGTCTGCTCGGCGTCTATCGCTCTGCTTCTTTATTTATACTTAGTATAACACCTTTAGTATTATTTGTCAACCTTTTTTGCCCATTTGCTGTCTGGAAAGGGGAAAAATTCTGTCTCAATTACAAAGAATTTGTGTCTACCTTTTGGGTTCTCTTGGTTGTACTCTTTCTGAGTAAAGTCTCGGTAAAAATCAGCATCCTCTTTTCGCTGGAATCCACGACTTTCAACTTTCCATGTTACTTTTTTGGAACAATGGCTAAGAGTATTTGTACGCATTACTAGAAACATATCAGTCCTTACCAACTAATCTGAACGCCGTAGTTTTGAATTGTTGGGCCGTTGCCGTTGTCGTCTGCTAAACCCCGTGGAACATATTTGTCACCGTCTAACCTAATCTCAACACGATAACCCAATGTTTTGAGTTTGTCTGCTACTGCCTGTTGCAAGGGAGTGATAGTGTGATGTAGGTACTCAAACTGTTTCACGCTACCCATATCGATAAACACTTGACGCTTGCCACCTTCGGCAGCTTTTTTCACTATCCTCTCGACTGTATTCTTCAAGTAATCATTGACCTCTGCGCCACTTTGGTCATACAGTTCTTTGGCTTCTTTTGCAGTAATCATTTTAATCCCAATACAACTTTTTCAGCATCAGTCAATTTAGCCAATGCACGTTTACGAAGTTCACCATCTTTGAATGCTTTGAGTACATCCCAGCTGTCAAGAATCACGAATTCTGTTTCATATACCGAATCGAACTTGTTCTTTGCCATCCATTCGTCTGCGGCTTCTTTGGTCTTAACGTAGTACCTGTGATTGTGACGGTCGCCACCATCCCAAACTTGAATGTCCCAGCATTTAATGATTTGCATTTTAACTCTCCTCTACTTCTGTAGCGTAACCTTCGGACTCAAGTTCATCAACAACTTCTTGGACTTCGGATTCTTCAATCGAGCATTCCTCAACGTGAAGTTCACCTTTCCAATAACCTTTGACTGTGTATGTTTTCATTTTACCACTCCACAGTTGTAGCCATGTCAACAAATTGTGATTCGTTGTAGTAGAACCCAACTTTGTAGCCATCACCTTCAAGAATCATAACGGCTTGTTGCCAATCTTTCGATGCACTGTAACCACCATCAGCCCAGAACTTGTCACGCAACATAATATCACGTGCTTGTTGCCAATCTTTTGATGCACTGTAACCACCATCAGCCCAGAACTTGTCACGCAACATAATATCACGTTTGCCTTTAGTTGCGGCTTCACGAATCAAGGGATAGACTGCATCAACCCGTTCTTGGACAGTGGGACCTGCAAGTTCGCGGGCTTCTTGTGCTGTGATTTTAGTCATCACGGGTTCCTTCACTTCTAAAAGTTTTTCAGTTGCTTTGCGATAAGAGATATAATAATCTCCGGTGTGTTCGTTTTTGAGACTTGCGACTTTGATTTTGGCTTCTGCCTCTGTCTCACATGTACCACCGATTCGTTGAGTAGAGTAACCACGACCTCCTGGGGCAGGGGGAAAGAATCGTTCAATAACTATTTCAAACATCTTGTACCTCTTTTCTTACTCTATGACTATATTATACAACCAAAGAGATTTATTGTCAAGTTTTGGGCAAATTAGTTTTTGTAGAGGACTGCAACTTTGGGGTAAGTGCAACCACTGCAACTTTGAAACAACACACGGTCGTTGCCAATTTCGTACTCTACATAGGTATAGTGCTTGTCTACATAACTCTTGCCTGAACGTTCACGTGAACCTTCAGCAACGAACCCAACTAATGTACCAGTAACCTGTGTATTTTTGTAGTACTTTGTACTCTGGTCTGTCCACTCATAACTAACCATGTAAGCAATTCCTACTGGAATCAACAAGATTAAAAATACATTAAACAATTTGTATTCTTCTTCACCGGTGATGTTAGAGTAAGCTGCCATCAAAAATACAACTAACATGAATACACAAACGATAACGAAACCTTTGTGTTCAACTACGATTGGGGCTAGTGGTTGCATTGTGTACATGTTAGTCCTGTTCTTTGCTGTCTAAGTATCTATTATACAACCAAAACGATTATTTGTCAAGTTTTGGGCAAAAAAATACCCCGATTAACGGGGTATCAAAAAGTATTACTTTTTATGGTTTGCTTGGGCTTTGGGGCCAGCTTGCGTTAGTCTGTGTACTCGCTTGAGGGACGTAATACTCATAACGCTTGGTAACGTCATTAGTACCTTTGTCGAAACCTTCTGCATAGTCCTTACCAGAACCATTGTAGCCGTTTTCTTCCCAACCATCAGTGTAGCCACGATAGAATTCAGTCGAACCACGCTTAACTACTGGTGTCGGTGCCACGTAAGTGTTTGAGTTTGCATTAGCTTGCACTGGTTGAGTAAACTCAACTGCATCCTCAGGGTTTCTACCAACTTCACCAATCACTTCATATCGACATGTACGACCTTTTGTGTTGTTGTAGTCGTTTGGAATAGACACAACATCACGTGGGTTAATCTTAACGATAACAACACGTTCACCACCAAAGTGCTTCAAGTAGCCTTCAGAACAGAAGTGCAAACCATGTGAACAAGTGTTGTTTTGGTTATCATCAACCTTGTTACGAGCCATAGTCAAAACTTGACCTGGTGAGTTGTCCATTGTACCTGAGTACACGTCCTTGTAGTCACCACGAACTTTCTTGTAAGCCAAGAAATGACCATCTGGGGTGATTGGCAAGTTGTTCTTTTCCAAGAAGCCATACAATTCATCTACGGAACGCTTAGATGGGTTATCCATCAAGTTCTCCATGAACTTAATGAGAGGTTCGATAGTGAAACCCTCAGTCAGCATTTGCACCATGCGAGTAGCAAGAGTGCCGTTGAACACTTCGCCGTCCCAGTACATTGTTTCGCCCTTGATGGACACTCGACCTTGACCGTAGTCTAGTACGACTTTCTTTGGCTCAATCACATTTTGCACAGTTTCCCAGTCACCTGCTTTGATAGCATCAACAACCTTTTGATAGGTAATGTGTGTCTTAGAAATTGTGTGTGGCTTGTTGCCGATAACTACGGTAACATTGTTACCTTGAATAATGAATGGATAACTCATTTTAGATTCCTTTTACTTGGTCAATCAAATTAACATACTCTGCTACAGCCGATTTTTCAACGCCGTAACTCAGAGACTTTAACAGAGGATAACGAGTAAACACATCGTAAACATCCTTTGTATACTTATCAATCAATGCTTGTGGGCTAGTAGAAGTTTTCACATCATACCGAGAACACAACCATTGAGTTGCATTTTGCACAGTCGAATCGATAGCCTTCACATCTTTGAATGTGTTCACTAATTTAGCGAACGGGCTATTTGCATCAATCTTGTCACTATTATACTTGATAAAATCATTAATGTCAAGGTTTTGTTTTACCAAACCCATGATATTTGCCTTATCCATTTTAGCAAGTTTTTCAACAATGAATGTATCCAACTCAACCCAATTCTTTTGCAGTTTGACCCATTCAATGTCAGTCTTACGAACACCATGAATTGTACCAGTGTAAACACCAGACTTTTCTAAGTAACGACCCAATGTCTTCACATCGGAGCACTTGTTCAAAGCAGTGAAGCCTGACAATGGGATGTAGTAGTAAGTTGTTTTGTTGTCAAACGTATCAGCTTTACCAGCATCACGCCAGACCAACTCACCGCTGCCACCCCAACCACGACTGCGACCTTCTTCCAAACGCATGATAGTAACGTTCTTACCCATTGTTGAGGTACGTTCTTTTTCAAGCAACGAACTAGCCTGCATGAAATAACTTTCAGGAGGGTTTGCCAACAACTTTTTGAAACCTACCAAGTCAATTGGCTTAGTCTTGTCGTATGCTTCAATGACAAACACGTGGACACTATTAAGACCTTGATCCTTGATGAAAGAACTTTCTTTCACGTGATGCTTGGCTCTCTCAACAGCACCAACTTTAGTGTCATTGATTACGAAACGTGCTTCCTCAGCAATAGAAATATCCCATTCATTGTAATGAGCCTGTGCAGTAGCATCATAACGATGTGCAACTTTCATGTTAGTACATGCGGTGTAATTACGACTCTTGCTAAAGCCACGAATGATAATGTTGTGGTTAGTTTTCAGGTCACTTTCTGGGATAGCAAAACGATGTAAACGTGCCCAAGATTGGCTAGTGTTAACATACTCAAACTTGGTGTCGGTGCAATACTTAGTAACAGCAGACTGCCACAAATATGTGCTTGACTTCTTAGTAAGGAACAAAGCCTTTTCCCAAGTGTTTGCGATACCGTCAGCTTCCTTAGCAACCACACCAGCGAGTGCCGCGTTTACTTCTTCCAACTTACGCTTGATTGATTCAATTGTTTGTGGAATGTACGACAAGCCTTCACGTGACGCTTGAAAGTCAAGTTCACCGATACCAAATTCCATCATTAAGCCGCAATGCAACAAGTGACGCAATTCACCGATAGTGTTATCAGCAGAAGGAATCTCGATTGGATATGCAATGTTACCCATGATAGCATAGCTACCACGACTATCTTTCATACTGTGAACACCGGGGATGATGTTTTCAGTTTCGTATTCAACCTTAGAAACTTCAAACTTGTCAACACCAGAGACAACTGGTTGTTGTTTGAACCACTTGTAAACTGAACGAGCCTCTTGACGGAACTTGTCAAAGTCATAACGGTCGTTAACTGAGAATTTAACCTCGACGCCATTTGGTTCGTCGGTGTTTTCAGTCATCATTTGGGCGATACTAGGTACGCCAGATTCGTTGATAAACGCGGTGTAGACACCTTTGACACCATTCTGTACAGCAGTGACCGTGAAGTTATCGGTGTAAGAGAAAGGTGACTTTGATCCAAGACCCAAAGCGCCGATGAATTCGTTGGACGCTGTTTTAGTACTTTCAAAGTAAGTGGTGTAGATGTTTGTGACCTGGTCAGCTGAAAGACCTGTTCCATAGTCACGAATTGAGAACCAAGGTTCGAGTGAGTTGGGGAGGTGTACATCAAACGGCGTAGTGCTCTTGCCGGCAGCCACGTGCGAGTCCACTGCGTTACATGATAGTTCACGAATGATAGCACGGACTTTGTTTGCATACAAACCTGATGAAAGAATTGAGAAAGCCTTCGCACTATTGCGAATACGAAATTCACCAATTTGACCGACGTTTGAAACAACAGCTTGGTCTTGGGGAGCAGAATTTAGAATCATGTGTGTTCCTATGTTTTCGACTTAAAGAAATATTATACTTGATTTTGGATTAATTGTCAACCGAAACTTCATCCAAGTCATATCGCAAATCATCAATGGCATCATTGATAGCATGGATAGAAATTTCAGCACTGTCGGAATCACCTAATGCACCACGCACTAAGTCTTTGGCTTCCTCTAGCTTTTGGATTGCTAAAGTCAAACGATTCAGTTGGTCTTTGTTGAGCATTTTGATTCCTTATTGAATAAACAAAACATATATCCAGAGAGCAACGCCACCTAACCAAAAGATTATTTGGTCACGCTTGTGTCTTGCGTTGTGCTTTTTGATATCGTTTTCTGTCATCATGTGTATATTATACAACCAAAACGCTTTATTGTCAAGCCTTAGACCGAAACAATCTCAATTTTACCCTCGTCAATCCACTTGTCCCAAGTCAAGCAGGCGTAACCGTTATTGAAACTTTTGTATACAGTTCCATCCTTCTTTATCTTCTTGAAAAAGTAGGACTGACGCTGGGGCTTCAATTTGTCTGCTCCAGTGCAAAACGGGGCAAGTATGTACTCAACACGATATAAACCTGTTTTCCAGCAATCCTTATTGTAAACGCTAGGAATTGTTTCTTTTAGTTTTACAACTGAACCTACTTGGAGCTTGAAATTGAATGACATAGTATTACCTTTAGTCAATGTAAGCAATGACACGAATGTACTCGGGACCGTAGTAAATTTCAGGACTAGTCAGTTTTGGGATGCGACTTGTGAAACCTGCTTCGATAAACATGTCACGAGCAATTTCTAATACTTTACGACTATCACCGTAGACTGGGAAAACAACTGAGCGGCGCTTGGGGTCATTCTCGGTAGTTTTCTCTGTATAGGTGTGTTCAACTGCACAGTTGGCAGCTTTGAATGCTTGGCGCAAGATAGCGCGGGCTTGTTTTGTAGTTGCAAACATTTTCGTTCCTTTTCTCAATCAATACATGTATTATATGCCCAAAGTGATTATTTGTCAACCTTTGGGCATACATTTGTAAAGATACAACAGTTTGAAAAGGTAGTACTTCTGTTTCTTATTTCATTAAGAGTTCTTTTAGCTTTTTAGCTGTGATAACTTCGTGGACACCCTTCACATCTTTTATAACCATCTCCAGTTCAACTACTTCCCATTCAGCTACACGGTTGCGATGATTTTTACTATTCCGATTGTAACCACTATCAGAATTCATAACACCAGTTATGAACGTGCGTAGTTGCCCCAGTGTTTGAAAGATGCGACCGGTCTTGTCGTAGCTTTGGTAGTAGGGAGTGCCCTTAACAAATAGTTCAGGGTCGTTTTTGCTTCTAATCTTGTAAAAAATCATAATTTTAATGTTGCCCACATTGCAGTCTTCTCCAAGTCTTGTTGGAACTCTGGATAGACTTCATCCAAGTGATGCTTGTCTACTTCGGTATAACCATTTCTTAATTTCTTCCTGAAAGAATCAGCGACCTCTCGAAAATTACCCTCAAGTATTTTGGTTTGAAGTTTTGCTCCTCGGCGCCCCCAGAACGTGAGGTACTTGCCTTTAGACCAAAAAGATTCAGATTCTTGTAAACATATAACACCCCAAACTTTATCAGAGGTACCTTCTTTGCACCAACCAATATGTGTGAAATTCATATTATGCTCCTACAGACTAGTGAAGGGTACGAGTAGTTCGTGGTACAAAATCAGAAGACAATTCTTCGACTCCGATTTCTTCCGAGACTTCATCCATAAGTTGTGCGAGTTCTTCCTCTGTCAAGTCATCAAGCAAGTCATTCAAAGAAATTGCTTGCACTTGTGCTTCACCACTTTCAAACATATCTTGAATTTGTTTCATCAACTGGTCAAGTTCTTCTTGGGTGCCATCAAAGTTATCGAAACAACCTGGGGCGAAAACAATCTCTGGGGTCTTTTTATCTGTCATTTTGAATCTCTCAGTTTATCAAACAAATGTGCTTTGTCGTCAAGGTATTTGACGAATGAAATTTGGTCACGCCACTTTGCAAGTCGTGCCGCGAATCGTTCATTCCAACGAAGAAAGTCATCACGGAACCAGAATGGGTTAACGATTGCTAACAATAGTGTCACTAGCAAAGGCAGCGCACACCAAAACGTCATAAAGTAAAATACAATCTTGTATTTTTGCATTGGGGAAAGTTTCATTATTTGATTCCTAAAATTTTCTTTTCTTCGTCACTGAGTTTAGCAAGTGCATCTTTTTTAAGTTTTGCCTTACGTGCCCGTTCTGCCTTCGCTTCTTGCGCTTTGCGGTCGTCTTCTTGGTGTTTATCCCACCATTCACGAACCTCGTCATCTTTGAGTACGAGGAAGTCAGCGTGTCCTGATTTTACTAGTTCGGTCATCGCTTTACAAGCAATGCGGGCGAGTTTATCAGCCTCTGATTTGAGGCGTTTGATATCTCGGTCATTACTATCACTAGCCCAATTTGATTCATAACTCATGCAAGGCATATCATGCTCCTAATCTCAACTATGACTATAGTATATCACCAAAATGATTATTTGTCAACCTACCAGAGGATCAGGACAAACCCAATCACTTGGAATATCAGCATCAGTGACCGGTGGAGTCAACCCTTTACCACCGAGACTGCGCCACACGAACATTTTCTCTTGGTTCTGTTTCATAACCCAAGTATCACGACAGTGCTTTTCCCAGATAACGGGGAAGTCACTTGCCCACAATGTCAGGTCGTAACTAAGACAAGTATCGCCGCCGCCACCACTACCAGTACAGATAGGAGTGTCGTCAAAGTATGCACTACCAAAAGTAGTAGAACTTGTCACTGAGTAAGTGATACGACCGCGCCAGCCTGGGTAGCCAATTGGTTTATCTTTATTGTGCTCACTCCGGCGGTCAAAATTACTAACACCTTTTCGAGGACACTTGTGACTATTGCTAGTTAACACATTGAACCCATCTACTTTCAAAGTCAGTCCGAGCAAGTTATCATCTTTTGCACCAAAGCGTCTACCATGTGATTGCTCTTGTGCGTTCAATCGGAAGAAACTCCAGTTGTCTTTGATGAATTGTTCCAACTCAGCGAACGAGCCAACCTGACCCATCTTGTCAAGGAACACTTCACGATTAGCAAGATGTTGAATGCGCTTTTTTTCAGCACGGCGCTTGGCTGCTAGTTTACGCAGGTGCTTGGTGTAGTCCGCTTTGAACTCAAACACTTTACCGTCTTCATCACTTTTGTATGCTTGGATAATACTCATTTTAAAAACTTCTTCATAGCTTTTTGAATTTCATTCACCGCATCTTGTTTGGCTTTTTGTTGTGTCTTAGTATGGACACTACCGGCAACATTACTTTTGATAACTTTCATGATCCATTCAAGAGTTTTATCTTGGACTGCGTAGCTACCTTCAGTTTGAAACACGTAACGATACTGGTCATCTTTCTCAAAGAAAGGATCGACCCACCAAATCTGACCCATATATTCTTCTTGGGTGAAACCAATTGACTGTAAGAATCTTTCGTTTTCTGACATATTAAACCTTTACAGTAGCACGAGGGTCATTGATGGTAAGTGTCTGGTCTTCAACTTCATCACGGACAGTCAGTTTGCGATTCACTATACCGTAACTTGCAATGAAGGGCTTCTTGGCTATCTTTACAACTTCAACGCGGCGAACTTCATTCTTACTGGCAATCATAATCATATCACCCTCTTTGATTTCGTTGTTGTAACGGTCAAAGGGAACACACAAGTCCATGTAGGTGTCATCATAATTAACACCTTCTTCGGTGATTTCAACTTTGGGAGGACGAACACCTTGAACGGGAAGTGGGCGATACAACGGACTAGCAACTTCACCCAACCAGATACCTTCGCATTCACCACGTTGATAGGTTTCGTCACGCTTAGCCATGATTTGTTCATGGGTCATTTGTTCAATGACAAACTGGTCGGGGTAATCCTGAGTGCCGATTTGCTGACCATCAGCAACTAGACCCTTCATAGGACCTGAAAGAACTTTGTAACGTTTCATGTAAACTCGGCGCATGTTTTAGTCCCTGTTTGTTGCTGTCTAAGTATCTATTATATGCCCAAAATGATTATTTGTCAAGTACTACTTGAGTACTACCTTTTAGAAAGGAATGTCATCGTCCCAGCTTGCAGGGTATTTGACTGGTTTAGGCTTGGGTGCTACATAACTTTCATCATGGAAGTTATTGAATACTTCTTGATACCCGCCACTCCAATCGCTACTACGCAACCTGTCTTGATTGTCGCATAGGATTTCAGTTTTCTCAAGTTCAGACCAAGGGTTCCAAGGATGATGTACAGTGACATATCCATTGTAGTAGGTGCCATCCCAATTGCCGTTGACTACCCAAAAGTCAAAGTGATTGGGACTATACTCTTGCCCGACATTGACAAGCAAACTTGGCTTGTCTTTTGTACCTAACATTAATCTCATAACCACCTCAATGTAAACATCATTGCATCTTCCTGACGCTTGAATGCAAAGTAAGAACCAACGTTACGCCAGTTACCACTTTTCAATGTCTTGTAACACCATCGCTCAGGTAACTGAGATTCACTAATCTTAATGTGATAGGGCCAATACTTTTTATTCAATACTCTCATTATATGTTCCTCATTTCTACGAATGACATTGGAATAATCTATCATGCTTGGGTACATGCTACTAACGTCATAATCCATCGTTGTCACATCCTTAACAAAAACATCATGTAGTCTTTTTCATCTTTGAACACAATGTAATTTTTGTCTTTGCGCCAACTAAATTCTTGGTCACCGTTATACTCTTTTTTAACAAACTCCCAAAAGCTCTTGCTGTAGACTCCGGTGTTTTGGCTAATCATTATACGAATTATTCTGTCACTATAATCCTCTGCAAGTACCCTGTGTTTTTTACGAAATACATTCATAACCACCTCAACTTAAACCACATCAATGTTTTTTCGTCAGGGAAGTGGACCCACAATGGTCTAGTATCACCGGTGTGATAGAGGCGACTGATATTGTAGTCACGCTTGAGCCAATCCCAAATGCTGCCATCAGTTGCTGGATCCATGTTGTCCCAGTAGTAATTAGCTACACGAGGGAAGTATGGACGAATGTCAACACGTACCTTAACACCAGTCATACTTACCTCTTTAAAAGGTCCCAAGCAAGACCATTCCATCGTTCAAATGAAATAACAGTTTCATAGCGCCCGATGCGAAACACAATTTCCCACAATTCGTTGTCAGTGTCTTCATACACAACACGAACACGATTACCATAAAGTGAACGACAATAATCCACAACATGTTCAGCATCGTTAGTGACACTCATGCCACCAAGTTGATTTGACATGTCCTTTAAGTATACAATGTCGTGGTCAATATCTCGGTTGGTGATAGCAACTTTTGCTTTCATTGACCCATCCTGTCAGGGTTGATTTGCCAACCCATATCTGAATTTTCACGTTCAAGTTGACGAACACGACCATTGGCTTCTTTCAGGTCTTCTTTCAATTCGTCATAGTCAAACACACACTGTTCCACATCAGTGAGGATTTTGGTGAGTTCATCGATGTTAATTTCTAGCCATTGCTTGATAATGTAGTAGCCCTCTTTGCCATTATCGTTAAGACCATCAAGCATTGCCTGCTTGCCGGCGATTGTGTTACGCAGATTTTCTGCTACGGTTTGGATGTTCATTGTAAGCCCTTTCCATTGAGTAGTTGGTCATGAATGACGATACCTTGTGCCTTAGACTTGAGCGCCTTACGCAGGTAGCGATTCTGTTCTTCTGTCGTTTCGGCCCAGTATGCGAAACCTTTGAGACAATCATAACGGTCGTAGTACCAAGTCAGCTTAGCCATTGCGGCGCCTAGTCTGTACCATGGATTATCAAAATCGTTCATTACTTAACTCCGAATGTGTTCAATGCTGGTTGCAATGTGTTAATCAATTCTGTCTCACGTGCGTGTGCGGGACGCTTACCACGAACTACTTCAACCACACCGAACACAAAACGCTCGGCACCATTTTCACGCAATGCACGAGACAAGCCCCAATCTTTGTTCTCAGCGAGGGCACGTTGCATGTGCTTTTGCATGCGGCGATTCAATGTCTTACGCAAGTTACCTGCAAAGCAAACAGCAGTCAAACCAATGTAGTACTCAAGTGTTACTTTATCTTGGATAAAGTAAATCACTTGATTGCGGTCTGTTCTACGTTTGCGTGTGATTTTCGAGTTCATGTAAGTATTATATGCCCAAAACGATTATTTGTCAACCGAAATTTTGTAACACTTTAGTAACATATTCGTCACTACTATCACCCAAGTCTTTTTCGTCAGTAAAAAGTACTACATCTCCGAACTTTGCTAACTTACGGCCCGCGGCATCATTGTCACAAACGGCTACTACTTTTCTATTAAGACAAGTAAGCCAGTTACGCAAGTCGGGACTAGGGTTGTTAGACAGTACCGCTAACGCACTAAATCCACGCTGAGTGAGTCGGGCCGCATCGAACAGACCCTCACACACAAACACAACATGAGGGCTTAAATCCAGGCTTTCAACACCCCAGACAGCTAGAGTAGGAGTCTTTCTGTATGTGAAATACTTGCCTAGCTTGGGATTGTTGTTGGGCTTCTTGTCACCCTCAGGGCGATACTGTTGATAACCAACCAGTTGACCGCTGAGGTTATATAAGTAAAAAGTAGCAACACGTTCAACTTCATCGACCATTGGACGATGTAAGTCTACGTCAAGGTGACGACTTTTGAGGTGCTCTAATACTGTGTTCATGCCTCAATTATAAACCCAAACTGATTATTAGTCAAGTTTGGGTTGTAGTGTTTTAGTTTACTTTTCGGTAATCTGCACGATAGTAGCAATCGGGGTCACCTGGGTCTTTGTTGTACTCTGCGACAAAAGCCTTTGCTTCGTCTTCGTTGTCAAAGAACTTGGTTCCCATATCACGTTGACCATAGCCTCGTTCGTATTCAGTCATAGAAACTTTATACAGACCATTTACTTTAACTTCTGCCATTTGCTACTCCTTCTATCTAGTGAAGTTTCAGTATATAGCAAGTTGGATTATTTGTCAAGTTTTATTGTGTAATTGTAACGCTTGTGCAAACACTGAATCTTGCTTCAATCTCACATCTACTTCCCAGGGCAAGTTCATGTATTCCTCATACGTGAAATTCTCGGGGGTTACGTCTGTGTACTTTACCCCATGCCAGCTACATATACCATGTCTATCAATTTTAAGATATCCCTTAAATTTTTGATGCACGTGAATCAATTCATGCGTCAGAATCTTTGGAACATCTTGCAAAGGTAAGTGTAGATTGATTGCTAGTCTATTCATTCTCACTCTATCGATACCACCATGTACATTCTTATCCATATGTTGTAGACACACTTCGATAGTGTCGGGAAGTTCTATCACTTGTGCTACAAGTTTGGTAAAAGAGGATATGATTATCTCATAATCCTCTTGTCTCGGGGTTTTGTTGTAAAAGATTTGTACGTTCATTTACGAATGTATTCGTAATTCACCGTATCAGTGTTTTCACGGAATACACAAGCACCGTTCTTCATGTGAAAACGTCTTGCTAGTTCAGTCTTTGGGCTTAGTGTAACAAAACGATTGACTGTAGGGTGTAGTTGCGTGATTTCTTCCACTGCTCTTGTTAACAACTCTCTGCCAGCGCCTGGCTTGTAACTCCAGATAGTGTAGAACACTGCTGTTGTAGGCACTTCTGTGACTTTTTCTAAGTCTTGGACTGACTCAGGAACAAAGTCATGGAAACTAACGCACACCATTGCTGATGGTTTGTCTTCTTGTGCTAGTGCTACTACTGTTCTTCCGTTACTTACGCGGAACTCAGTAGGGATATCAGGACGAACGGGGTCGTCTTTGATGAATTGTAATAATTGGTGTGTGGGATTGGTGATGATTGTCAACATGGCTCGCTACTTTAAAAATGTATTTATGCCAGGCTGCAAAAAAGTCGTATATTATGCGTTGTAGATTTTCTTCAAACTCTGTTCAACTATACGCTGGCGTTCTTGTTTTGTCTTAGCACCTAACACAGTTATATTATACAGCTTATCGTTAGACATTACAAGCATTGTGATACAAAAACCGGCTGCTCTGGTAAAACCTGTTTTGATTGTAACGATACCTTCACGACCAAAGAAGTTACTCGTTGGATGTGCTGTAATCTTACGCTCACCTTCACGTGTAACCTTGTGTCTGTTCTTATATTTCTTAACAGTCTTTACACCTTCAGCGTTTGCATTGACTTCTTTCTGAGTCTTTGCGGCAGATTGTACTTGCTTGAACTCGCTAACTGCTTTAGTCAACGCCACAACGTCACTGATACTTGAGTAGTTCATGGGGCTTAGACCAGTTGGCTCGACAAAGCCAGTATGAAACATCTTTAGTTCGTCAGCATGTTTGTTCATTTGGTAGACAAAGTAGTTCATGCCACCTGGATAGTTCTCACCTAAAGTAATCGCGGCAATGTTGTCGCTGGACACTAGAGCAAGGTCAATTAGTTCTCTACGTGTTAAACGCATCCCTTTTTGTAACTTGGTATTGGGGGTACGTTGACTACGTACAGTGAGCTTTTCGTCCAAGTCTTGGTCTGCTTTTAATACAGTATAGATAGTCATTAGTTTACTGATACTAGCAATGCTTTTCTCAGTGTCAGCTAGGGAACCGGTAATGACTTGATTATTAGTTACGTTGTAGACTACTGTTTCAGTCTTAGCAAAAGCCAAGAAAGGTAGTAGCGTCAACAATAGAATAATTTTACGCATCAGATATTTATTATATCTGAAACCAGCATCATTGTACAGAAGTATGGAAGTATAGCCAAAAAAATAGACCCCGAAGGGTCTAAAAGTTCTATTATACTCGCTTAACCATATCAGTTAATCGGTCAATCTCGTTCGCAGCCTCTTCAAGTAAGTCAGCAATGCGGTCGGGCTTGCCTTCTTCCACTGACTTACGACCTTGAATCTGTCTGCGAATCTCTGCCCTCTTGCGAAGGCGAAAGACTAGACTTTGTTCAGAGACAGGCAAATGACTTTCATCAATCATACTGCCTCCACAAAGTTACGAACCCATGCTAAACGAGCTTGTTCATCCATAGCTGTGTATTCAACAATGTTTGCACGAATAGCGTCTACCAGTGGGTAGTATTCTTCGTCCAAGTTCTTCTTGATATCAGCTTGCATGTTTACTAACTTGTCAGTACGAGGGTTACGTGCTACCCACTTGCTAGTCAAGTAGTACGGACTCTTGATTTTAGCACTACGACCGTCTTCTGTGTAGAATACGAAACCTTCATGCTTAACCTTCTTAGACATTGCTACAAGTTCGCCAACAGTAGTATGAACTGCTTCCGCATATCCACACTTCAAATGGCTCATTGCATAGTCACGTGACCAATCTGCCATATCCTTGCCATACATCTTTACCTTAGAGTCCCAAGAGTTTTCGCGGCAACCTAAGAAGTACATACCAGCGTCTTCTGGGACAATATGTGGATCACTTGGATGCACACATTCAAACATCAAGGTCATACCTTCTGCCGACTTTAGTTCCATTTGCCAGTCTGTCCAAGGCATGTGCTTCTGCATCATTTCCTTAGCGTACTCAACATAGTCGTTAGCAGTTGAACCAGTAGTTGACACCAGAACATCGTTGTTGTACCAAGTCATAGCAACCATAAAGCCGTTAACTTTGCGATATGCTGTAACCTTTACATCGTCGGACAATACAGGAGCCTTTGCTTCTATACCGTAGTTGTAAATCTTAGTGAATGGACGAGACACGATATTGAAATCTTTGTCCACAATAGTACCACGACATTCTTCTAAGTAGTCATTCCACAAGTTATCAAAGAAAACTGTCTTCTTATACTTCAACACAAAGATACCGTCGCCGGCACTACGCATTGAAACTAGTTTTGGGTTGTCTTCTACAAACTTCTTTAAGTCTTCCTTACGCATACAATATTTCCTTAAAGCCTTCATCTAGTGTAGGCATTTGAAAACCACGAATCATTTGAACCATCACGTGTGATGGAATGTTCTTACCTGGACGTGATGCTAATCGTTCTTTCAACACAACCAATTCAGGTGTCTTGAACACAACAGCAACATGGTCATAGTCTGGCAACATGTTAAACTTCTTTCGGCGTGAGCCAATAGTAGTAGATGTTTGGTCCCAGATAATATCCTTACCAGCTTCGCGGGCTCGAACAACTTTTTCAGCCATCAACTTTACAGCAGTTGGCATGTAGTCGTCAAATACATCAGAGTAAGTGGAACCTACTTCCTTTGCATAGTCTTCTACAAATTCATCAGTGCTAACAACAACACAGTCCTTAGACCAGTCTTGCAACTTTATCCAAGTACTCTTGCCTGCTGCCGGTACACCGACTAATTGATAACACTTTGTCATAACTTACTCCTTAGTGGTGAGACTTAATCTCACCTTTCAATGCGTCAGCAATCATATCGTCAAAGTTGCTTACAACTTTACCAGTAGCGTCAAACGCTACATCACGGGCACGATACTTTTCCAAGCCAGTCACTGCGCCATGAACGTGTCCATAGAAGTGAACTGCGCCTCGATGCATCTGGTCCCATTCCAAGATTGGAAAGTGAAACATACAAACGATTTGACCGTTGTGGTTGTAACGCAAGTACTTGTGAACCTCTTTGAAACATGCTCGGAAGCCTGCGTCATTCAAGTTCTTAACGTCATGGTTACCCTCAATCAAAATCTTTGTACCATTCAACCGTTGCATGATAGCAGTTGCCTTTTGTGCGTTGCAAAATGCAACGTCACCCAAGATAAAGACCTCGTCTTCGGGAGCAACTTTGCTGTTCCACTCACGAATCATCTTCTCATCCATATCCACTACATCAGTGAAGCCTGCCCGAGTTACTGGGCAAAACTTCATAATGTTTGCGTGACCGAAATGCAAGTCACTTGTAATCCATTTTGTCATCATTATTCTCCTATGTACTCACGAACCCATTCAAACTCAGCTTCACTAGCTTTGATCCATTTGAATTGTTCGCGGCGTCTGTTTATTTTATCAAAATCTTGGCAGATAAAAATCCAACCCTTGTCTTGTGAGAACATGACGGTGTCTTGGACTTTGACAATCTGTACGATTTTGCCCTTCATCTTTGCTACAATCATCATGCTTCTCTCCCAATCAATATATGTATTATATACCCAAAACCATTTATTGTCAACCTCTAGCGTTGCGCCACCAGACTGGTTGGTCACGGAAGCGTAGTTGAAGATACTCTTTTACTACTTCTGTTTTCATTTTTGAAAACCCTGTTTTCAGTAGAAAAAACAATTCGTCCTTCTCTGTTTCTACACCAACTTGATATACATCGCCGTCACTTATCCTGGCGTGACTGTTACAAACAAACTCAATCAATGTTCCAGTTTCTACTCTAAGTATCTCCGTTGGGGAACTAGAAATACTCCAATCGTATTTGTACCCAGAAGGTACCTCTACGTAGAAAATGTGCATTACACTCGCACACGCTTTGGTGCGCCGATACGACTTGCTTTGTTCCAGTCGTAAGCAACGCCGTCTGGGCACTTGCCATCTTTAACTGAATCAACACCGAACATGCCCACGATTTCAAAGTCTGGTCCAGTGATAGTCACAAACTCGTTCATCTTCTTTGCTAAGAACATAGCTTCGTCCAATGACAAAACTTCATATTCTACATTCTTGCCTGTTACCTTAAACATTATCTATCCTTTTCAATTTGTACTGAATTTCCAATCTTTCATGTGCTGCTATAGCTTGTTCCTTAGTGACATACCTAGTGATAACATCACTATCACCATTAGCAAAGAACCAGCAACTTTCGTATGGAGCAGCTCTATACAACTCGCTGTCCAATTCAACTGTGCTTAGAGTCCTGTCAGCAGGATACATCCAAACATGGTCGTCACTGACGATTTGCCAACGTTCTTTATGCATACTATTAAGTGTCACCAAGCTGTTCCTCAGGTCGCTTATTCGGGATGATGAGTCCAGATTCAAGTTCAATTCCATTAATTGTGTGAGGTTCGTTTTCGTCATAAGTCCATCCTAAATGTTTCATCATCTTGTGCTTAACCAACAGATTAGGGCTACGGAAAATTTCAGTATCTTCAAAGCCCAGCATCACTCCAACTTCACAAACTGCACCACTGCGACAAACGCCAGCAACACAATGCACAATCACATTCATGCGTTGACCGTATGCCTTCAGCAACAAGTCAACCAATTGTTGAGCCTGTGCATCGGTGACTTTAAATTCCTCAGCACTTGGCATGTCGTCTTTTTCAAGGTCTAAGAATTCAAACTGGTGAACTTCTTTGAACTGATACTTGGGAGTAGGGAACTCCATACATGGGTCAACAATCTGGATGAGCATGGCATTCTCGCCCGGGTTGATGTGAAAACCTTTTTGAATGTCGCTCAATGCAACGTTTTGAATCCACATGTTTAATCCTCTCGAAACATTTTAATCATGGGTCCGTCAAGATAATCTCGTCCTGGATCCATGTCACTGTATACTGTCTTCTTACCAAACTTAGCATGTAGTTTTTCATACAATGCTTTTTCACTTGCCTCGTCAGCTAAAACTTTTGCAAGTTCTTTAGCCTTCTTAGCTTCCTTCTTCAAACGCTTTTTTTCTTCCTGTGCGTTGAATTCGTCAATACGTGCTTGGTATTCTTTGTCAGTTTCCCAACGATAGAAACAAGCAACAACCTCAGTGCCACCGTCATAGCCTGCCCAATGAGTTTCGAACTCAACCATCAATTTTTCTTTAGTGGCTATTTCTTTAAACCGTGCATAGATTTTCTTAGAACCTTCAAGCATAGCGGGCAAGTCTTTGTTACTAAACATGTCATCAAGGTCAACATCTTGACGACGGACAAAAATTCGTTCTTTACTCATTTTACTTCCTCCAATTTGTATTCAGGGATAACTCGCAAACTACCTTCAGTCTTGTCACCTTCTATCTCAGTGACCACACGTGACTCTCCTTGTCCAGGATGAGGAACACAGGGACCTGCGTCATACCAGAATGTACCTGGCTTCATGTCAAAGTGTTGTTGAGTTAATTTAAATTTCATCATTGTTTGGTGCCCTTGACAGGACTCGAACCTGCAGAACCTAGTCTCTCAAACTAGTGCCTATACCAATTCGGCTACAAGGGCTTTTTCTTTCAATGATGTATTATACAATGATTTGGGATTTATGTCAAGCGCAAAGGAAGCACCCTAGTTGCGCTGATAAAGACTTTTTATAGAATAGTAATATAAAGTATTAAAAATAAAGAACAAAAGACCTCAAGGGTAATAATAATGCGAGATTTTCGTCTAGGGTGCTTATGTAAGTATACTGTCTTTTTCAAACACAGAGCCTGTCTTATCGGGCAGGGTGCGACATTATACTTACATAAGTGTTCTATCACCTCTCACCACAAGAGTCATAGAACCGAGATGCCTACTCTGTCTACGTATTTATTTTATTCTGGCAGTTGTTAGCGTTCAACTTCCCTAGATTGTTTCCGTACTCTGAAATTGAGTCGTGTGGTCGAGTCCTAGTGTACCAGATAAGTGATAAGCCAACTTATCATTGGCCATTTGTTATCGTACAAATGTAGACGGGGTTTGAGTTTGATATGTCACTAAATGCTCAATCCTGAGAAAGATTTTACGGCATGCCAGCATTTTTTATTGTGAACAGAAGGGGTCTCGGTTACTGTTTTTAAACTTCTTCATATCAAATTAGGGGTGAATGATTAGGCTGACTCCCAAGCGTCCTCGGGCTTTATTTAAAGTGACGCACACTCACCTAATCAATCGTTTAAGCCAAGTCGTAACGAGGCTTCATTACGGTCTTCAACATGATTGCTTCTGGGGTGAAGTCATCCATGTTACCGCCCATGATACCACCAGCAACAGCAGGGCTGAAACCAGAGACTAGAGCAGTACCCTTCTTGTCAAAAGACACAGGGGTGTTACCGTAAGCGGCGTTCAAGTTCCAGAACACAACATTAGGAACAGTGTAACCTGCATCCTTAAACTTGCGTTCAATCATTTCGATTGCTGATTCGTCACGGTCTACACCTTGGTCGAATTGCATATCTGAAAAGATTACCAATGTTTCAGGCATTTCTGCTTGTGGAACATTGTTCTTAACTGCAACATCCAGGATCAATTCAAACGCCTTGTGCAAGTTAGTGTTAGCTACCTCGCCTGTGTTCATTTGGTCAATCTTTTGGTTGATGTTACCTGTTAGGTTCACCAACTTAGGACGGTTGCTGAAAGTCAAGAATGTATCCTTGAACTTACCAGTGTTCTTGTCAGCAAAGTACAAGCCCAAAGAGATTGCAACTTCCAAGCAGGTCAAGCCTGACTTAGAGTTGTAACCACCTGCTGGACAAGTCATTGAACCTGACGAGTCTACCATTGGCAACACGTTAGCGTCACCGATGTAGTTTGGCAATGCGTTCCATTGCGCTTCCACAACATCCAACTCAGTCTTAGACATAGAGTTGTAACGACCGATGCGACCCTTAAGGACATCGTACGGGAAGATTGCGGATGCGTTGATTTTAACGCCTGCTTCACCCTTCACCAACTTCGAAACGTATTCAGCGTATGTTTGACCATGACGACCGAATGCCTTCTTGTATCGTGCGTGAGCAACTGAAGGGACATGTGAGAAGTTGATAGAGTCCCAGTTGTTCGAACACATTTGTGTTTCGACAACATTTGTCATACCAACTAGTGTCTTACGATATTGCTTTGGAGTCATACCGAAGAACTCGCGGATTTCACGTGCAAGGGTGCCCTTACGTGGAGTCCACTTCGCAGCCAAGCCATTGCCGGAACGCAAAGCGTCACCGAGAATGTTGAATGCTTCCCACTTTAGTTTAGGGTCGGTGAAAACGAACAAGTCGTCAAATCGACCCACTTCTGGAATCTTCTTCATCAAACGCAAAGCGTCTTCAGGAGAAGTCTTTTCCAAGTGACGCAAAACTGAACGGAACAATTCACGTTCACCTGAGCCACCACGAACGTCACGTGCCCATTGAGCAATACGCAACGCCAAATCGGAGTTTTCTACGAAGGCAGCAGTGAAAGCAGGGACAATGTCCTTACCTCGGGATGCGCCAATGTTATAGAACAAATCAACGCAAGCGTTTGCGCTGGATGCTCGTGCCTTCATGCCATTGGCAGTGCGGGCTTCTTGGTTCTTAATCGCTTCTACGAACTTCATAGTTTTTCCTTTCTGTGTGTATATGAAGCAGGATACATTTTTTCTTTTATACCAAAAAGTTAAAAGTTGCTGTTAGTATCCTAAAATTTCTTACTGTCTAAAGATGTTATTATAACATCCTTTTGAAATACTGTCTGTACTTTTGGGTACATGACTGGATGGACGAGACGTAATTTATTTTTAGGGTCACCCGTCGATATCTCATGACCTTAGCTAACACGTTCACTGTTAGACTGCATATCCCATGTTCTACGGGAGACTATCTTATATTCTACAAGCACTAGTTAGCCTACCTTGCGGATACTAACATGCGTTAATATTGTTACTTGCTGAAACCATCCAAATATAACAGGTTAGTTGTTGACTGCTTTTATTTTACTCAGGCCATCACTCTGAGCTTGTTAGTCTATTTCAATAGCGACCTTCAACGATTCACAGATTTTAACCTGCTTCACTCCAGCCAACTACCATAGGGTCTAACGATTCATAGTTAATGAATATTGCTGCGCCTAACCTTATGAAACTCGATACAAGTATTATAGCACAAATTCTTTGTTCTACAATACATTTTGGGTAACTAAATACTGAATGACTTTATACGAAGAACTAGGCTTACAGCCAGACTGCACAATGGACCAGATTAAACTAAAGTATAGAATACTTGCTGGTGTCCATCATCCAGATAAGGGTGGCGATGAAGAACGATTCAAACGTATAAAGTTTGCTTATGAAGTTCTCAGTGATCCTGCACGCCGTAGACAATACGATGAAGACAAGACTACCGATGAACCAACAGATAAACACAAAGAGGCTATTTCAAATCTAGCCGAAGTGTTCTTTGCAATCATTCCCAACTTTGATTGTCTCGGTGGCAACTTAATAGAAGCCATGAAGAACGAAATCAACAAAGTTAAAGCCATTGCTTTAAAAAACTTAGTTGAGAATGATATGTATATTTCTAATTTGGAAGTTGTCAAAAGTAAATTGAAGATGAAGAATCCTGAAAAGGAAAACATCATACTAGCATTTATTGAAACTCAATTAGAAACACGGTTAAGAGATAAAATTATCTATGAAAAGAGAATTTCTATATCTGACTTGATGTTGTCAATACTTGATGACTATCAGTATGGATTCCTTGAGTTATTCAATGAAGTTCCAACTGACATTGTTGGCGGAAACTGAGAGATTCGAACTCTCGGAACACGTTAATGTTCGACGGTTTTCAAGACCGTTGCGTTAAACCACTCTGCCAAGTTTCCATTATTGGTGGAGGTGACAGGGATCGAACCCGCTACCTATTGCTTGCAAAGCAACCGCTCTCCCAGATGAGCTACACCCCCCATTATTTCTTAACGAAATTTTTCTTTGCGTGATTCAGTTGAATCGGAATTACGTACTTTTTTCAAGTACTCACGACCTACTAAACCTTGTTCAATCTCAAGCAATGCTGTAACTACACGGGCATTGTTTGTATCTATCTTTGGACGATGTCCATTAGCTAGTTCACGTACTCTTGCTGATGCAATCAATACTAAATCGTATCGATTACCTACTGCATCTACTGCTGTTTGGCTTGTGTACCGTACTCGGCTTTCTGTCGTCATGTTTACTTTCGGTTGTTGTTAAACTTGGAGCGGGCAAAGAGACTCGAACTCTCGACATCTTCCTTGGCAAGGAAGTGCTCTACCAACTGAGCTATACCCGCAAATTGTTTGGTACCTTGTGACGGTTTCGAACCGCCGACCCTCTCCGTGTAAAGGAGACGCTCTACCCCTGAGCTAACAAGGCATTGTTAAATCTATTTACTCGTCTTCTTTCTCTGCAATATATTTTGCTAGAGCAGCCTGATATTGTTCTTCGGTTAGACCATGCCAACCGATGCACTTACCGTTTGGTGAACGACCACAGCCACATTTGCCGAAGTCTTCTCCGTTGTCTTTAACTCTTACTTGCATCGTTGTTCCAATCAACGGTTTTCTTTTCTTCTGTCATATCTGGCAGAGGAGGGGGAACATAACGTTCTTTAACTTTCTTCCCAAAGATTTCTTCGTGCCTGTTAGCTAATTCTTCTAAGGGAATACTGAATGGGCGGGGACGAGAACCTTTGCCAGCCATTACTTAGAGTCCCTGCGATTATTGCTACGCAATTCGCTCTCTGCAACTTTGGTGAAGCTGCGTAGAAATGCGCCGCGCTTATGATTGTCTTGGATTTGCGCCGATGCAATCTTAACTAATTTTCCTAGCTTTACAGCTTTTGGATCGTAACCTCTACATGTCATATTATGCTGTCCTTTGAATTAAATGATAACCGAATTGTGTTTGAATTGGCAAACTTACTTTACCGATTTCTTGACTGAAAGCTGCATCTTCGAATGGCTTAACCATTTGACCTTTACCGAATGTACCTAGTGCGCCACCTTGCTCACCACTTGGACACTTTGAAACATGCTTTGCAACATCTCCAAAGTCTTCGTTGAGGTCAGTGATGCGCTCACGTGCATTCATTGCTTCTGATAATGTTGACACTAAAATGTGTCTTGCTGTTACTTGTTCTGTCATGTTGCTTCCTTATATGTATGATTGGTCGGAGATATAGGATTCGAACCTATGACCCTCTGGTCCCAAACCAGATGCGCTACCAGACTGCGCTAATCTCCGTTGTGTCTATTTACTTATTTTGTCGAATGACAAAAACTAATCCCTCACGTAGAGGGATTAGGTATTGGATGCGGGTGACAGATTCGAACTGCCGATGCACCTGGCTTATGAGACCGGTGTGGTGACCACCCTACCCGCTATAATTCTAAATGTTAAACTACTTCGTAACGAACCGACATAGTTTCGGCTACGTTGAAAGAATTCAACAAGCCAGCCTCTCTGTCAGCAAAGATTTGAGCCCAGTATTGTCCAGGTTCATACTTTGAAGTCGCCAAAGGGACTGTTTTGTATAGTTTGTTGTTGATATAGATTTTAAGTTGCATATAAGTATCCTAATATCTATATTTATCATATTTGGTGCGAGTACCCGGGGTCGAACCGGGATGCTGTGAAGCGTCAGATTTTAAGTCTGATGAGTATACCAATTTCTCCATACTCGCATAGTTATAGTATAATATACTCCCAAAGTCTGTCAAACTCTGTAACTTCGTAGTACGATATAAATCACAGTTTCGAACCTGCGTATCGTAGCACTTTCTAGCATCAACCCTTTCGGATTCAAAACATTACTAGCACCGGCAAGCTAGGGCCTCTATATATGACAAAAGTACACTATACTATAACCATAAGATAGTGTATTCAAATGGCAGACTGTGAGTAGATACTATGATTCTATTAGGTATAGTATCATGGCAAAATTATTGTGTGCACCAATAATCTGCCGAAGTCTGGCAAACAAATTTATATTCAAAGTATAATACGCTGAATACACTAACTTATGGTGCCTAGGGAGAGACTCGAACTCTCAATCCTCGCGGCGCTGGCTTCTAAGACCAGAGTGTATACCATTCCACCACCTAGGCAATTAACTTACTATTTTTTAAAGAACAGCGTGTATTATATAATACATCGTCTTAGTTGTCAAACAGTATGGGTAACTGTTTGACAATATCTTTGGAGCGGGGTAGGGGAATCGAACCCCTGACATCAACTTGGAAGGATGAGGTAATACCATTTTACGAACCCCGCTAAATACTTCTATGCACACTTACGATGCTCTCACTAACACTGGATTACACATCCACTTGTCAATGTCTACACCTACGCAGTGTTACATTCTTGTTTATGATACTTATACACAGACCATTGATATGAAATTTTTCACTAATCAACAGTCTGCAATTTACTATATTCGTTCAATCGAATAGATGGTGCGTCCCCCGTGAGTCGAACACGGCACCAATGGATTATGAGTCCACTGCTCTAACCAACATGAGCTAGGGACGCAGCATTTTGGTGCCCCCACCAGGACTCGAACCTGGACACTGTGGATTATCTATCCACTGCTTTGGTCAGGTATAAGCTGACTTCTTTAACCATTAAGCTATGGGGGCAAAAACTAAATACTATATGACTGAACAAGAGTTTGCATTATCAATCAAGAAACGTCTTGATGACCTCGCTCAAAAATATGAGAAGAAAGGTGAACAACTCTTGTATGAACAAGGTATCCTACTCGGCATACTTGCTAAACTGTCATATCAAGATTCTAAGAACTTAGACATTATTCTGAATCAGATTAAATCGTTGAAATAGATTTCCATCCATGCTGTCTAGCACAACTGATTGAGTTTTTTATTGCAGTGGCACTACAGAATTTTTGACCTTTACGAAAAGTCCATTCATTCAGTTTGAAACTCTTTAAAACTCTATCACCATTCCACCAGCCACGTTCAATACTAATGTATCCTTCACGCCCTAGTTGTTCACGTAACTCTGTGAACATTGGGTGGTCTTGTGTATAATGACTTGTAATCATATCCTCACCTTTGAGGATTCTCATTAAATCGTTTTGAGTTAACTCGCTAGGATTTTTACCTGTGTATACAGAATAAGATTCTTTTATATGCTGGTCACAGATAAAACTTTCGTCAATAGTAAATTGCTTTAAAGTCATATTGATCCTTTGTTGAATTTGTAAGTTGTGTCACCATCGTTATCGACACCATTCACCTATTTGCATAAAGCCCGGGCTAGGACTCGGTACGTTACTTGAGATTCATCCAGTCTGTGCGCCACTATGCACCCGAGTCTTCCGACCCGTCGGGAATCGAACCCGCAACCTTCTACTATATCAGTCCTTCGAAGAAACCTTTATAGCGTGACTTCACTTGCTAACACTTACAAAACCGTGGTGGACAGAGTAGGATTCGAACCTACGTACTCATAAGAGGGGAGATTTACAGTCTCCTGGTTTTAGCCACTCACCCATCTGTCCAAATTCTTTATACTGAAACACACTATTAATCTCTCGGGACATATCATCCCAAGATTAACATATCCCTATGACAATCAACAATGCATTTTAGTATAATGGAGCACTGAGAATACATGCTTACCTAGTAACACCTCAGACATTATTACAATCCTTGCGAGACTGCTTTCTTCTGACTTCCACTAAGACTGTATTGCTACATATCCTAGTCTGTTACCAACATCGCCGTTTAGAGTCAGGCACTAGACTTAACATGATATGCTATTCTACGCTTTCTACTCCGTTGACCTTTAGAGCCATTCACAGTCGCTAAACTGTTACGAAACTTCCTGCATAAACTGATTTCACCTTGCGAGTTACGTCAGACTTAGTTAGCTTGCGCCCTAAGTATTAGATGTTTTTCACATACCACTGAGACAGACTTTGCATTTTTGTAATGATAGCGGGAATTGAACCCGCCGCATTCTGTTTAAGAGACAGATGTTCTACCAATGAACTATATCAACCTACTACGATGTGCTGTCTCAGTTGCTTCATATTCTTTTGGAATACAAAATACAACACACCATGTACCTTTCCTCTCGCGGAGTAATCAGTCGTCTTTTGCGACCAATGACTACTATTGCTAGTAACCACCAACCACTCAAACTGCATACGAACCCTTGGCTGCGAAACCTCGAATCAATACACTACCCTTTCTCTTACCAATTCGCAAGTTGGTTTTGTAGTGAAGTCAGCACCACCTGTTACTTTCCATCTGCTAACGTTCCCCTTGATGTAATCTCAGGCGTTTAAACAAACGTTCTTCCCACTACACTTGCTTCACTGTTACATCCACCCGTCGCTGAGTGAACGCATCCTCACGGATGAGAGCAGGCTTGTCTAAACAGACTATTTCTAGCGCAGTCCTGTAGGAGGATACTGCTTTGGGCATATCACTATGCTTATCTTTCGTAAACTAGCAAGCTAGAGTACAGGATGTTAAACCACCCTTGAATTCTTTACCATATGTAAACACACTAACGAACCTGGCTGTGGGACTCGAACCCACGAAAATCCTGTAGCACCAGCAGTACTGCTACGATACTGGTTAATGTGTTTGCATATAGCTACCATATGTAAACATACTAAACCTACATCTTGTGTAGTGGCGCCATTACTGGTAATGCCGTGTCCTGCAGAACACTCAGTATGCTTGCATATGGTAGGGGCACTGAGAATCGAACTCAGATTACCTGGTTAAAAGCCAGATACTTTAGCCGTTAAGTTATACCCCCATATGGTCCCTCCAGACAGATTTGAACTGTCACCTCATCGGTTAAGAGCCGAGTATGCTGCCATAACACCTCGAAGGGATGGATCGTAAGAAATTTTCTTTTACGTGCCATCCTAGACCATACGGGGGTCAAGAATGACACTATCGTTTACCTGAACGTTTCATGTCAATTTTCCTTTTTAAATTTTACTCTTGCGAGATTTCATCATCAACTCACGATAGCCTAGTGCGGCTACCTCTTTGGGTACTACACCCAAAAACCATTTGCGTGTTACTCTACCTTTTGAATCAGTAAAGTATGCACTTTCAATTGCATAACCTTTGCGAAGTCGTAAGTCACTCATTGCAACAGCAGGATCCTTTAGTTTGAATCGTGCTTTAACTTGTGCTAAAGTGAGTTTGTCACCTCGCTCAAGTGACGCAATAAGTTTATCTGTCTTACAAACTTTCATATAGTTCCTTTGTTTGGCGGAGCATGTAGGAATCGAACCTACTCACCCATTGCTGAATGACAGATTAGCAATCTGTTGCCTTAACCGGTCGGCCAATGCTCCATGAATTTGTGTTAGTTTCTATAGCACCCATTGAAACTAACAAACGTTGAAAGACCTTGCATCAAAACAGTGTCTTTATTTGCTCTGGAGGATAGAGTAGGAGTCAAACCTACCTCAGACCCGGTTTGCAATCGGGTGCATAGTCACTCTGCCATCTATCCATTAATCGTGATGAAGTAAGCGCATTGCCATATTATGCTACTCTTACGCAGGGCTAGAATCGAACTAGCATCTCTTATCTTCAAAATTTGGCGCCTCGTATCGGGCTCGAACCGACGGCCTCAACAGTGACAGTGTTGCGCTCTAACCAACTGAGCTAACGAAGCAAAATTCTTTTCCCGGCCGGACTTACACCAGCAATATACTAGATACGTTGAATCTAGCCTTCCTAATGACATGTGCTTTCTTCACACAAATGACGAGAAACTCTGGCGCCCCTAACAGGAATCGAACCTGTCTACGTTCGGCTTCAAATCCGACTCGCAACACAGTCCGGGGCATAACTTGGAAGAGCTACGGGGAATCGAACCCCGCTTGCCTGGATGAAAACCAGATGTCCTAACCGATAGACGATAGCTCCACTATACAGAAACACACTAAAAGGAATCTAGCACCCTACCATCAACTAGCGATGGGAGCAACTAAAAGAAATCTAGTGCGTTTGTGTATAGAGCCCTGAACTTAACAGGGATATACAAATTTAAATTTTTAAAGACTGTTTGTAAGAAAGTGCGATGACTTTCTCAACTCATGCAATGATTATAACATCCTTTGCATTTATTGTCAATACATTTTTGTAAAATACTTTAGGCTGACGCTTGATAAATGTATGGGGGACTTGAACCACCCTCCCCCGTCTTTTATGACGGTGTGCATCCTCAACACTTATACAACTCTCTCCTCTTTCGCTCGGCAAAGCTACACGAATCGAAGTCAAGATACCAGACCTGCTAACGATTGCCGTCATCAGCCTAAAGTACTTTACAAAATTTTAATGAACCTTCGTGATAAGCAAGATTGCTTTATCACTTTCAATACAAGTATTATAGCACCAACTTGATTATTTGTCAACAACTTTTTAAAAGTTTTTGAAAATAATTTTTGAGTACTTTTGTTTTTGGTCCGGCGTAAGGGAATCGAACCCCTATAATCACTTTAGAAGAATGATGTCCTATCCGTTGAACGAACGCCAGAAATCTTTCATGTTTGATAGTGTAATGTACTTTGCTCCTCAACGTGGGGTCGAACCACGGACCAACAGATTAACAGTCTGCTGCTCTACCTCTGAGCTATTGAGGAATAAAGTACACTACACAAGATTGGTGCCCCAGGTTAGAATCGAACTAACTACCTACCGCTTACAAGGCGGGTGCTCTACCAGTGAGCTACAAGGGCTTTGTTGACACAGTGATGTTACTCACTGCATCTTTATTTACACGTATTGTATCACAACAAAACTTTTTTGTCAAGCCTTGTTGTGATTATTTCTTCCTAACTTAGCAAGATACGTGAATGCTTTGGAACACCTGCAAGCAAGTAATCCATTTGGTCAGCAAGAATGTTGCGTTGTTGCAAAATCATGTTTTCATAATGATTTGGCTCGTACGGAACGTACAACAATTCAAGGTGAGCTTCTTTCAAAGTCTTTGCACCCTTCTTTGCGTTACATTCTTTACATGCAGTAACTACGTTAGTCCAAACGTTCTCACCACCCTTAGATACAGGATGAATGTGGTCACGACTTAGGTTGTTGTAGTTAGCGAAGTGGTCTCCGCAGTACGCACACACATGTCGGTCACGACCAAACAATGTTCGGTTAGTTAACGCAACACCTGCATGACGGAATGGGTTGAACGCACGACCTTTAATAGCAATGATACTAGGTGTTTCTAGGTAACTTTGTGTACCATCTTTTTGAACTCCACCACGATACTTACCAACGATATCACCCATGCTCCAAGCTACTGAATCGGTTGCTTGATAACTGATAGCGTCATCTAATGAAATCCATTGCCGGGGTGTGCCCGATATATCTAATGCTAGAACTGCCATGTCCACTCCTTTGTAATGTTCTACATGCTTATTTACTTCCTCAATTATACGACAAAAATCATTTTTTGTCAATGTACTACTTTTGTACTATGGTACCCCACCTCCGAGTCGAACGGAGAGAACTCTTCCTTTTGAGAGAAGCGACTTTGCCAATTTGTCCAGTGGGGCATTGTCTTGGCGGAAAGCAGAGGAGTCGAACCCCATCCCATTTCTGAGAACCTAGTTTTCAAGGCTAGTCGCCGGACCATCCCAGCTGCATTACTTTCCATATTTGGTGCCGAAGACTGGATTTGAACCAGTGACACACGGATTTTCAATCCGCTGCTCTACCAACTGAGCTACATCGGCAATTGTTTGGGGTGACTAACGGGTAACGATCCCGTGCTACAACTTTCACAGAGTTGGGTGCTTCCATTACACCATAGCCACCATATAAACTTTTGTACATGAAACTTATGTACGAATCAATTTAAATATTCTTGAAGGAGCAATCATGAACCAACAAGAACACATGAGAAAACTTATGAATATCGTCAACGAGAAGTGGGGCACTTCTACCACTGTCTCGCCTCAAGAAAAAGGCAAGTATCACGGCAAGAGTAAAGCCGAACTTCTCAAATCATATAACGCACTAAAGAAATCAGGACCACATCATAAAGGGACACCTGAGTTCGGTCGTATGCGTGAACTTGCATTTGCTATCCGAGCCAAGGGCGGCTGGGGGAAAGTGCAAGACTCTGTATGAGAACAAACGAAATCATTTGTAATTTTGAAAATATTGTCATTGAGACAACTAACATGTTTAACACTTCAAAAATATCTAAGGCTGATGCTATGTACACTGACATTAGCAGAGGCGGTGAAAAGTGTAAGAACTGTGTTCACTTTATCAATCCTAACCGTTGCGAGATTGTAGCTGATACAATCAGTCCATTCGGCTGGTGTAGATATTTCGAAGAATAAAATAACAGGATCGTTTTTGTCGCTAGACATCCAAAGTTAGCTTTTTGATTGCTGAACCGATCCTAAAACTGAGGCCCCTGTGAGAGGAATTGAACCTCTACCACCGCGCGCCGTGTATGCTCCCATTACACTACACAGGGATTGAATTGGTGCCGCCGGAAGGATTCGAACCTCCATTACTTCCTTGAAATGGAATTTTATGTTGCTGTAAGTACTCTTGTCAGAGTAGACCTTTTTAAGCGTCCTAGCCAATTAGACGACAGCGGCATTGTTTGGAGGGTCGTACAAGATTCGAACTTGTGACTGCTGGTTTCGAAGACCAGAACTCTTCCACTGAGTTAACGACCCATTGAATAGGTTTTTGAGAGACCAACTATCTTTCTCAAGGACTCATTGGCTTGTCTCGATTGAGAGAGTTTAACGACCTTGTGTAGCTACTGGCGTGTCAGTCACAAGAATAGGGACCTAGCGCACAAGGGACTCAATCTCATCGTCTATCTCAAAACTTGAATGTGTGTTGCAGGATTCGAACCTACATCCGGAGGTTGTTACGCCTCATGTAATGACGCCCTAACATTTATACTAAACACACAAAACTTGGTGCTCCATGACAGACTTGAACTGCCTTCTCCGGACTACAAAACCGGTGTTCTACCACGTGAACTAATAGAGCATAATATAACAGGATACATCTAGTGACCGAGTATGAATCGGTTGCTCTACCTTAGAGCGTATTTGGCAAACGCCAAATGTTGGAATCGAACCAACTGACTTTGTAAGTCGTTGCTGTAAGTATCCTAAAACTGGCGATGCATGGGAGAATCGAACTCCCGTCTCCGGATAGACAATCCGGGATAATGACCATTATATGAATGCACCTTAAACTTGGCTCCGTGACTAGGGATCGAACCTAGCTTATTTCTGATTAACAGTCAGACGCCTACACCTTGCTTGCTCTCACGGAATAAAATTGGTAGCCACGGACAATTTTGAAATGTCGACCTATCGCTTATCAAGCGAGTGCTCTTCCTCTGAGCTACGCGGCTATATGTTTGGTGCCTCCACCTGGGTTCGAACCAGGGACTCCCACCTTATCAAGATGATACTCTACCACTGAGTTATAGAGGCATTAATTGTTTGGTGGATGTAAGTAGATTCGAACTACTGACCTGCTCCGTATGAAGGAGATGCACTACCGCTGTGCTATACATCCATTGTATATTGGTGCGTGATGAAAGGATTGAACTTTCGACCTCTTCAATGTCACTGAAGCGTTCTACCACTGAACTAATCACGCATGACAGGATACATTTACTTTTTGCTGGCTGCTCTACCATTGAGCTACATCCTTTCGGAGATGGGACTCGAACCCACAACAGGCTAGTTGGACAGTAAAAATTGCTGTTAGTATCCTAAAACTGGCGTCCCCCCAGGGAGTCGAACCCCGGCCTGCGGATTTGGAATCCGTAATGCTACCGTAACACTTGGGAGACATAAAACTGGAACACGGGGTGAGATTCGAACTCACGAAAAACTGGTTTGCAATCAGTCACATTAGACCACTCTGTCACCCGTGCATAAACTTTGGTGCTCAAACGTAGAATCGAACTACGATATCTGTCATACCAAGACAGTGTTCTTCCATTAAACTATATGAGCATTGGCGCCACCGAAGAGATTCGAACTCCTGACTCCTTCGTTCGTAGCGAAGTACTCTAATCCACTGAGTTACGGCGGCATAAATTGCTGGCAGTCCTTGGGGCTTGTACCCCTGCGTTTTCTAAGTCGTGTCCCGTCTGCCGTAGGACGCACGAGCGCAGCTTTCTTCTGGCCAGAATCTGGCACCCCCTGATGGACTCGAACCACCGCATGTCGGAATCAAAATCCGATGCCTTACCAACTTGGCGAAGAGGGTATATAAAACAGGATAGAATTTTTACTGGTTGAATTAAAAGTTCAGAGTATAAATGTTGCTGTTACTATCCTAAAACTGGTGGAGACCGAGGGAGTTGAACCCTTCTAGTCAGCAATCTTGCAAGGATCACCCGTAGCCCGCTACTGTCCCCATATCTTGGTGGTGCGTGAAGGAATCGAACCTAATTGCTGCCACTACACTTTTAAGCAACTGTTTTACAGACAGCCGTGTAGAACACACACCATTAACTAATTTGTAGAGTACGAAACCATCTGTACACTTACGCTACTTGACTTCTCACACCCGGGTGTTTACGTCTGGGTCATCACTACAAAACTTGGTACTGAGTACGGGAATCGAACCCGTCTTTCCGACTTGAAAGGCCAGCGTCCTAAACCGATAGACGAACCCAGTATAAATTGTGGTCACCGCGGGCAGAGTCGAACTGCCGCTTCCTGTATCCAAGACAGGGATGCTACCGTAACATTTCGCGGAGATAAATTTGGTGCGGGGTAAGGGAGTTGAACCCTTGACTAAACGTTGGCAACGTTTGATTTTACCGTTAAACTAACCACGCATAAACTTGGTAGGGGTGCTTGGAATCGAACCAAGATTAGCGAGTTCAAAGCCCGCGGTGATAACCATTACACTACACCCCAACAAATACTATTCATTAGTATATAAGCAGTGCCCGTCAGAAGGATACTGTACTTTTCATCTTATTATACTAATGAATAGCATCTTTCGATGCTATGATAGGGTTGATACCCTACCCAGTGATTTTAGTCTCTGCATTATCGCTACAGATTTCATCCTACTGTCCGCCCATTCGATACACTTAACGCTGTATTCCGGCTCTCGTTGCCTATTCACGTTTGAGTTTAACGAGCTTTCAGGACGTGCCTTACTTTCTTGTCAAACTCTTTTTGATTGAGATATCGTTGAACTTTATCTTCAATCAATTTTTTTCTTTCTTCCTCAGTGTAAGAATGATTCTTCAACCATTCAGACCTGTCATTCTTCAATTCTTTTATGTCCATATAAACAAAAACCCCTGAGACTTTTAGTTCCCAGGGGTTTCATAAAACTTTAGAGTAGTTACTTTAAGCGTAACCTGCTCCTTCTATGAAACTCCCTGGTAGCCCCTCATCATTATATGATGTGCGAATACTTGGGTTAAACGTACCTGCAAAGGCTGACACGGGTTGCTGTGGTAACCACATGCCCAAATGTCTTAGCGATTTACAAGTAATATTTTTCATAGTCTTTTATTTAGTCCTGGTTAAAAATTTCTTCAATTTAATAGTGTTTTTTTCACTTTTTGTTTCGATGTGTCTATTATATAACAGGTTTCATTTGTTGTCAACACTTTTTTAAAGTATTTTCAATTTTGTTACCCGAAACATAGAGACTCTTGTTTCATTGTTGATTTCTCAACTCATGCATGTATTATAGCAGGTTTATCATTTACTGTCAACCTTTGTTGCTAAATATCTTTATGATATTTAACCCGAGAGACTATTCAGTAATTTTTCTTAGTTTCGATGAACCGAACTGTGAAGAAAACTATCAACACCTTTTGACACTTTGCCCCACTGCTCTTAGAGTACATGGAGTAAAGGGTTCAGACACCGCACACAAAGAAGTTGCTAAACTTTCTAAAACTTCTAACGTGATTATAGTCGATGGTGATAATTTTGTCAAGCCTGAATTCTTCACTAAGACTTTTAACTTAGTAGATTCAGTGGACTTGAGTACTACTGTTTTAAGTTATAGTGCTTTCAACCCTGTAAACGGGAACTCTTATGGGAACGGTGGCATCAAAGTCTGGCCCGTTTCCAAGCTACTTTCGATGAGAACACACGAAAATGCGACTGAGGGAACTAGTGTAGACTTTGACTTTAAGAGCTACTTAGAGCTAAATTTTGTTGGTTCTATCACTGACATTACAGCAAGTCCGTTGCAAGCGTTTAAAGCTGGGTTCCGTGAAGGATCCAAGCTATGCATGGAAAACAATCAAATAGTCACATACGTAAATGAGATAAACTGGAAGAACTACGAAAGACTATGGCGCTGGACTCATATTGGTGGTGACGTAGAGAACGGTTTATGGGCAATCTACGGAGCTCGTATGGGCTACTACATGTCAATGGTTCACAGGGGTGACTTTTCTAAGATTAAAGATGCTGACCATTTGAAGGCAGTGTTCAACGAAACAACGTTTAACTTAACATCTTTGTTTACCGAAGTGAACAAACTTACCCCGTTGATTCGCAAGGCAACAATGGATAACAGATTTGTTGACATATATGGAATCGAAGAAAGCAAAGAATTCAGAGAGAAAGTTCCCTGCACGATTCGTGGGTTACAGGATTTCATCAAGTATCAATACAACGAGACACCGCAAGTGTTCTTTGTGGGCGCCGGGTCTGATGAAAATTTCAATAGGCTGTTGCAAAAAGAACCCAAAGCAACAAGAGTAGATTCATATCTCAGTGCCGCACAACAGGCAACTACAGATTATTTTTGGGTAGTCGATTCAAATCAATATATAGTAGATAGATTCGAATTTGAATTCAACGTTCCATTCTACGACAACCCAAAAACTAGAGTGTGGCGAAATCAACGTAATGCAAATGATACAGTATACGGAGAGAACGGAGTAAAGTTGTTGAATAGATTTTCAACAATCATAGGCGAACAACTACCGGTCGAATCTATATTTGAAATCAGTAGCATCAATGACTAACCCAATAAACTTTTCTGAAATCCCATTTGATAAGATAGTAAAATTCGGACAAGACACAATGCTAGACAAAGACTTGTTTAGCGTTAGTTGGATTCTGGGTAGATTCTGCAACTACAAATGCAGCTATTGCTGGCCCTATGCTAACAGTCAAACACCTGACCATCAAGAGTTAGAAGTCTATACACGTGCGATAGACGAGATTAGATTCCAAGCTGCGAACAACGGGTTCACTAAGTTTCACTGGAGCTTTAGTGGGGGTGAGCCCACAGCATACAAACACTTGCCCGTACTAATGAGTAAGGTCTTGTATGATAGTGTTCACATGACAACTAACTTGAGCCCAGGCATTCAATGGTGGGATAGATGGTTAGAGAACACACAACTAAGCAGACGCCGTAGTCTCACCGCAAGCTATCATCACGAGTTTGCAAACGAACAAGAGTTTGGAGACAAGATACTTCACTTGATGAAGAACAATGTATTTGTCACTGTAAATCAAGTTATGGTCCCTGGACACTTTGATGAACTATATGAACGTTGTGAACGTTTCCATAAGCGTGGCATCAACGTAACACTAAAGCCACAGAGCAATGAACAAGCAAACGGGATAGTTGATGGTTACACTGACGTTATGATACACAAGATGCGTACAGGGTTTCCGCAACAAGTAAACGAACAAGAACTATTGCAAGTTAAACTAATAGACGACACTAAGAAAGTGTGGTGGCTTGACCAAGCTGAACGTTTCAATAGTTTTGGGTTCAACAAGTTCAATGGCTGGACTTGCAATGCTGGATATCAAAGTGTTATAATAAGGGGTAATGAAGTTAAACGAGCATACAGTTGCCATGCAGCAGAATTAGGAACATTAGATAACTTTACGCTATTTGATAGCCCTGAGCGATGTGTTACACCTACATGTGTTAGTTCCGCAGACAGTAAGATACCAAAATGGAAAGACTAATAGTTTTCGGATGCTCACTTTCATATGGTCATGGATTGTCCGATTGTTTCATCCCGCCAAACCTGCCCGGTGATAAGCATAGCAATCTAGGTTGGCCGTCAATTGTAGCAAAGCACATGAATAGGGTCTGCATCAATAAATCTAGTCCAGGTTCTAGCAACAAACGAATATGGAACGAGGTAATTAACTTTGAGTACCACCCAAATGACATAGTAATTATTCAATGGAGTTTCATAGACCGCACTTCAATTATAAAAGTAAATAACATAGAAGACATTGGTCCATGGACTAACCATACATTCTACAGCGACATGTATGATGAGAATGATAGCTTGCTAATGTCAAAGCTATTTGTTAATCATAGCAATATGTTTTTGCTATCAAAGAATATCAAACTATACAACTTAGTGCCAGGTAAAGAAGAACTAGCGTTACTAAAATTTAATGATACTACTACAGACCATATACCTGTATATCTTAGTAAACTTAGAACACTATATCCATTTGCATTAGACAACCGACACCCAGGTATTGAATGCCAAGAAGTGTATAGCAAAAAAATACTAGACTATCTCAATATACCAAACGATATGCCATATCACGAACCACATAATATGTGTTTTCGAATAAAACGATATTTAAAATTTTTGAGGGACAATTAATGTTAATTGATACTGAACATTTACATCATTGGATGAACGCAGTGCGTATCTCCAATAACCCCATGCGTACATTAGACGCATTCTGGGGTGGACAAATCAAAAGTAAAGAATGGCTTATTGAACGTTTAGAAAGTGTTGTTGACCACACTGAGCCAGTAACGATTGAGATTCACGGCGGGTGGGTCGGAACACTAGCAAGTATGTTGTTCCAATCTAAACTAAACATTAAGAGTATTCGCAGTGTTGACCTTGACCCATACGTTCAACACATTTCGGAAGAGATGAATCGTATTGAATATCATCAGGGTAGATTCTCAGCTATCACGGCTGACATGTGTAACCTAACAAACTATTCTGCTGACATTGTAATCAATACAAGTTGTGAGCATATCACACAAGAACAGTATGACAAATGGTTAGAGAATACACCTGAAAATTCTATGGTCATAGCACAAGGCAATAACTACAAGATAGACGAGCATATCCGAATCAGTGAAGACATAGATGAATTTGAACAACAATGTCATCTCACACGCAAGTATGTAGGTACATTGCGTCTTCCACTATATGCCCGTTACATGATTATAGGTTACAAAAATGTACAAGTTTAATGAATTAAATATTCTGGATATTGAAATCACTAGCAACTGCCAAGCAAGTTGCCCCATGTGCGCCAGAAACCACCACGGTGGCATGGAGAACCCTTTACTTAATGTAAAGAGTATTTCAATTGACGGCTTTAAAACTGTTTGCCCTACCGAGTTCATTCAGCAACTAAAGACAATCTCATTCTGTGGTAACTACGGTGATCCTATTCTCAACAAAGAACTAGTTGAAATGGTTGAGTACGCCAAAGAGACTAATCCGAATTTAAGTATAGAAGTTCACACAAATGGAAGTGCAAGAACCACTGAGTGGTGGACAAGATTAGCAAAGGCTCTACCCGAAAATCACCTAATTCATTTTGCGTTAGATGGGTTAGCAGACACACATCACTTGCATAGAATTGGTACAGACTTTAACAAGATTATTGAGAATGCAAAGGCGTTTATAGCTGCCGGTGGAAGAGCAAGATGGGTGTACATCACGTTCAAACACAATGAGCATCAGCTTGAAGAAGCACGTGAGATGAGCAAGGAACTAGGCTTTGAGAGTTTCCAAGAAAAGCAATCAAGTAGATTCATCACCGAGCCCTGGTTTGATGTATTAGACCGTGACGGTAATGTAACTCATAGACTTGAGAGTCCTACTGAACAAAAACTAATCTTCATTGACCGCAAGACTGTTGAGAACTACAAGCAAATTCTTGGTTCAGCAACAATCGACTGTCAAGTAAAAAAGTCTAAAAGCGTTTACATAGATGCTAATGGACATCTTTTCCCGTGCTGTTATACAGGGGCTGTTCCTTATATTCACATAAAACCATCTCAATTAGTTTACAACTTTCAACAAGATAATAGACGCACGTTTTTTGAAATGGTTGACCGTTTCGGTGGCATGGATTTCTTTAATCTATATAAACACAATATCAAAGATGTCATTGACAGTGAAGAATGGCAAACTATTTGGGGCGATGTTCTAGAAAACAATAAAATGTACATGTGTGCTAGAGCATGCGGAAAATTTCCTAAGCCAGTTATAAGTCAAGGTCGTGACCAATTTTTAAAGCTAGATAACTTCAATGAGTAAAATCATAAAAATAGAATCAACCCAACAGTCTCATATCTTATCAATCAGATGGAATCCTAACAACGTTTGTAATTACAAATGTGAATACTGTTGGCCTGATAACAATGCGGGAGATTCTCAATCCCCCAAAGACTTAGACCTTACTATTAAAAATTTCAATCATATGATTGAACGTTACAGAACAGAATTAGGAAAAACTAAAATACATCTAAGTATAGCTGGTGGCGAACCCACACTGTGGAAAGACCTTGCATTGTTCATAGAAGCAATTAAAAAAGAGAATGATATCTATTTCACTTTACTTAGTAATGGATCAAGAACACTTAGATGGTGGAAAGAGTATGGACATCTGATAGACAATGCTCACTTGTCTTACCACATAGCACAAGCTGACCCTGACCACATGATTGCGGTAGCAGATACACTATTTGAACTAAACAAAAAAGTCACAGTAAAAGTATTGATGGATCGTAAGCATTGGCAAGCGGGCTTAGATGTTATTGAATACATGAAGAAGAATAGCAAACACAAATGGTTCATCATGTCCGGTGAAGTCATTGAACCAGAGGTTGTACAGATAGCAAACATCAAAGTTATCAATGCTGACGATAAACAACTGACACCTAAGCAAAAAAAGTTCCTAAAGAATCCACTAAAGAGATTACCAAATCTGTTATGGATATGGAAAAATAGAAAACTAATCTTCGAGGGACAAATGAGATTGTACGAGAGTGTGGCTCATTTTGAAGACAAGAAAACAGTCAAAGCAAAGTCTAATACGTATATCAACAGAAACTGGAACAACTTCGAAGGGTGGAGTTGCGATATAGGATTAGATAACGTTTACATACATTGGGACGGATCAATCAAGGGTGCTTGCAACCAAACTATATTTGGTTTGGATCATTCATTCAATATTCTAGATGAGAACTTCGTAGATACGTTTGATCCTAAATTTCAACCTTCAATTTGCACTAAGAAGAACTGCTATTGTTCTCCTGAAACACACTTATCAAAGCGCAGACTTAGTTAAAGGAATATCGGCTGCACATGTGCAGTAGTTTCTATCACATATCACGGGCTCAACAGGGACAGTGAATGAATCGTTATAGATATTCCCTAGACTGCCACCCACACGACAAGTAGCACGATGAACTTCCCCGTCCCAGTTAATCATCAGTGATTCTAAGCCCGCGTTACACTTCCAACCCTTGTATTGATTCTTGTGAAGTTTGATTACATCGTTGGCATGATACATTTCTTCTTTGTCTTTATAGAACAAGATAGTATTTGGACCCACAGTAGAATCACTAGCTAAGATATAGTCTAAGTCTTTCTGGTCATACTTCATATCGTCAAACAAATCGTGGTCGCCCTCTGTCCAGCGAACTCTACGAAGGTTATACTTGATATTGTTTGCTTCTAGTATATGTACTGCTGAACGAACCTCATTCATTTTATCCTGATGACACATAACATTAACTAAGATATGTGCCCCGTGAATCTGTTCATGTACTGTTTTAATAGTGTACAATACTTCTGCCCAATTATGCTCAAAGTGTAGACTGAACACGTATTGGTCAAGCAATTGCAATGTGTACCATAATGGCTTACGTGTACCGTTAGTAGTCATACTCAGCCACATGTTCTTACTCTTGATATAACTAACTAACCGTTCAATGTCAGGGTGTACCGCCGGCTCTCCACCTGTTAAACTTAATCGAATAGGCTTTCCAATTTGAGCTAGTCTGTCTACTGTGTTTTGTAGTGTGTAATAATCAGTATGAGGGCTAAAGTTATCGTGGATATAACTAGGACAGTAACTACAGTCGTAGTTACAACGCTTGCCCAAGTTCCATTCTACCTTGATACTATCGCCGTGATTCCATCTACTTTTTACTTTATACATACAACACTTTCTACCTTATTATACTTTAATAGGGTGTCTTTGTCAACTACTGTAATCAAGTCTGCAACCGGAATCAACCCGATATTCAAGTTCTTAAATGGAAACTTCTTAAACTTTGCCCAAACATTGATAACTCTCATTCTTAACCAATGAAGTATACTGTTAGATGAGGGTCCAAACTTTACCATAAAGTCTGCGCTATAATGGGTTTGAGGTCTAATAGCCTCTGCTATCTTATCATTGTCTTTAAACGCATCTAACACAGTTTTCCCCACATGACAGTAGTTAACGTAAACTGTGCCTTGTTTCCACTTACATGTAAAGTGTTTTAAGTCTGATGAATCTAATTCACATCTTAGTCTATCCTTAAATGTAACCACTAGTGTTGGGTGCTTGTTAGATGTTCTAATATTTGATTCCATCTGATGGATCACAATGTTGAACTGGTCTACTGCTCTTTGTACATGCTCGGGGGCACTGTTGTACCAATCAGTGCCCACAGTTACTTCTCCCCGCAAGTCTTCAAAATATTTGTGAAGATAGTTCATATCGTCCTGAGTAGAATCTACACTAACTTTTCTATCAATGATACGTTGATATCGGTTGATGATATCAATCTGGGTATTCAATCGTTCGACATAAGTTTCTTTAGTCGTTCCCCAATTAGAAAATCTATCTGTTTCGTATAACGTATAGTTCTTAGCTACTTCATCAAACCATTTATGTGCAATAGGTGTGTCACGAACGCTGAACTCTAACTCAAGGTTATCAGTGTCATTAGCAATTGTTAACACTAGTTTCATATAAACTCTTTAAACTCAGGCGTTACCGTAGTAAATGATTGACTACGAGTTTTATCTAGTCTATGGTTGAATTCGACACAATCACTCCACTTGTCTGACTGGTCACGTGCATTAAGATAATTGATGTTATCTTGTATTTGCCCTAATGTGTATGATAATAGCTGTGGGTGTTGCTTAACCATTTTAAAGTCTTTTACTTTAGACTTGATGTTCTCTAAACGCTCAACTGCTAAGTCTTTAAGTTCTCTAGGCAATACTTGTGCAGACAATACTTTAGGATACTCTACACGATGGGTGTGAAAGACAATACCCAAGTCATCCAAGAAGTATTCAATCATCTTATCTAATACAAGCACGTTAGACACTTGCACAGTTACAGCTCCCACGATACGGCTAATGTTTGAGATAGATTGAATCTCTTTGATATTAGCTATCATTGTGTCCCAATTAGCATTTCCACGAACATATTCGTAACTATCACCAATGCCATCAATAGACACGTTCACGGCTACTGATTTGAACTTAGGCCAGTATTCGTATATGTTACGTGAGCCTTTACCCAGCATACTTAAATTAGTAGCATATTTAATTTCAATCTGATGTCCATATTGACTGAGCATATCTAAGATACGATAGTGTTGCGGGTCCATTAAGGGCTCACCACCAGCAAACTCTACTCTACGGAAGTGAGGCAATAGCTTCTCTAATGAACTCCACCACTCAGGGTTATCTTGGAACTTATCTAAGTGGGGCTTGTTCTCTAAGTTGTGTTCTTCTACAATAGCGTACATGATATTGTTTTCGTTCTTATAGAACTCTTTAACTTCACTCCAGTCGTTCCACGATGTACTGTCCATTGGATGACACATTCTGCACTTTAAATTGCATAGATTGTTCAACTTTAATTCCATAGTAGGAATCTCGAAGGGCATAACTTCTTGTAAGACAGTGTTAGGATATAAGTTAATTCGTGCTTCGGGAATCTTACCCGAGATATGTCGCATACGTAATGATTCAACACCCTGATCCTCTAAGCTAAAGCATGGCTCACACTCGCTAGGACGCTCGTCATTTAACACTTGACGACGGATACGTTGCATTGTATCGTTATTCCAGATTTCTTCTAACGTATTATCTTGTATATTACCCACAGGGTGACTACGACAGCAAGCACATATTGCTCCATCTTCTCGTGTAGCTAACCCAGTGAAGGGATGCATACAGAATGTTTTACTTTGATTCATTTTCCAAGTACCTTAATAATGGACTGACACCCACGGGCTGATTATCTTTTAATGCTAGATAAATTGATTTAGTAGGGGTTAAATTAAAGTCCCTGCATACTTTATAATAATTATTACCATGCTTATTCCATAAGTAATCTACGGGGAACTTTCTAACAAAATGTAATCCAATCATACTTAATGCACGATTGTTCATCCTAAAGTCATTCATTATTGTAACACTATCGGGTTCTGTTTGTCTAGTGTATCGTAGCCCGATTCTATTCCAACCCAATCCCAAACCCTTGCTTAGACTTATTCCCACTGACTTGATACTTGGGTGGCTAAAATCAAAGTCAATATCTCTACAACATGTTACCCAAGCTCCGTCAATATGTACGTCTACTTTCTTCTCTAGTGCTTCGTCTAGTATGTCTGTCATGTGTTCGTGCTTTGCCCCAATTCTGGGAAAGGGCATTGCTATGATTATGGGTAAGTTTTTAACTAAGCTACCCGGCTCAACATAGTAGATGCAACGCTTTAAACGTTCATGGTAACGATAATCCCCATTTAACACTTGGGGAGGGTTATCGTGCATCATATAGATATTATCTATATATTGAGTACACCCGTTTATAATGTCAACACGGGTAAAGTCTTCAATACCCGTTAATGTATTCAAGTTACTATTAAAGATATAGTCGTGTGCTTCACGTTTGAAATTGTCATATACACTGTCTGTAATGTCTTTATCTAAGTAGCCACTCAGTACTTCTTGTATTGTCTTTTCAATTAAGTTATCTGTTAACGGACTTGGACGTTCAATTTCTAAGAATTTGTCCGAATATTCTGTAGCCACTCTAATGCGATTCATTGAAATATTTATAGAACAGTCCCGTAGATTAAATATTTTGATGAATAAAACTTTCTGGATGCAACCCGCTGAGACTCAAATAGGTAAATGGCAACAACAAATCAAAGACGTTTCTGGATCAAACAGCTTCTGTGTTTTACCCTGGATTCACTTAGCCACTAGACCCAATGGTGATATGCGTATCTGCTGTGTTGCAAACGCATCAGGGGCAGACACTGGGGATTATACTGTAGGGTTAGTTAAAATGGAAGACGGTGAACCCGCTAACTTTGCTAAAGACTTACCCACAGAAGCATTCAACAATGATTACATGAAGTCAGTACGTAAGACTATGCTTGAAGGCAAAGTTCCTGCTAGTTGTACTAAGTGCTTTAAAGAAGAGGAAGAGGGTATTGCTAGTAAGCGTATCTGGGAGACAGGAACTTGGTACTTACAAGAACAATTAGATATACAAGAACTAATTAAAGAAACAGAAGAAGACGGAACTGTTCCATATAAGTTAAGATATCTTGATTTACGTTTAGGACATACTTGTAATTTAAAGTGTGTCATGTGCAGCCCGCACGACTCTAGCTTGTGGGTGTCTGAACACAAGAAGATTATTCCTCTAATACAAAGCCCATTGATTCAAAAGCAAATGGCTTGGGAACCAGGATCGTTTAATAATCAATGGCATGAGAACCCTGAGTTCTGGGATCAAGTGTACGACCAAATCCCTAACATTAAACAGTTATACTTTGCGGGTGGTGAACCTCTATTAATTAAAGAACACAAAACATTCTTATTAGAGATTATTAAGCGAGGATATGCAGATAAGATTAGCTTACGTTATAACAGTAATGGTATCTTAGTCAATGACGAGATTATTGAGATTTGGGAACAGTTTAAGAAAGTTAAAGTGGGTATTAGTCTTGACGGTTTAGGAGAAAGAGTTGGATATATTCGTTATCCAACAGACTTTAAAACAGTAGAGAAAAACATCTGGCGCTTAGAGCAAACTAGCGATAAGATACAAACAAACATTGCATTAGCTGTACAGATATTGAATATCAAACACATCCCAGACTTTATCAAGTGGAAAGTCATGTCAGGATTTAAGAAGTTAAACTTAGATAAGAATGCTGCGGGTCAAACAGCAGGTGGCGGCTTATGCGGAGTTCATCTATTATGGATTCCAACGTGGTTAAGTCTACGTGTATTGCCCAAAGAAGACAAACTACATGTACGTGAGTTGTTTAGTGAACTAAAACAATGGCTGTGGGATAACTATACTCAAGACGATGAATTCTGGAAAGTTAACCCCTATGGGTGGAAACGTTGGGAGGGTATATTAGACTGGATGGACGCAGAAGACCATACTAATCTACTTCCAGACTTCCGTGAGTATATTACTACACTAGACAAACAACGTAAGACAGACTTTAAAGAAGTATTCCCAGAGCTTGGTCATTTATTATTATCCGATAAGTGACTCGATAAATATCAAGATGCTAGTCAAGACGAATCATTCAGTTCCATTGCATCTAATTAATACTGCTAGGGAAGAATTTAATTTTACAGAGTTTAGAACTTCAATTAATAAACCCACAGGAAACTTCTTTTACGATCCATGGGAAATTAAAGATGAGTTTAAAAATACTATCTGGGAACAACTGTTAGATACGTTGCCCTACACTGTGGGTGAAGCAAGAGTTATTAATCTTAAAATGGGTACTTGTTATCAAAGTCACAGTGACATTGATGATAGATATCACTTAAACATTCAGGGTGATATATCCTACTTAGTTAACCTTGACACTGACACAATGCACAGAGTTACTAACGATGGGTTTTGGTACGATTTAGACGCTGGATTTAGACACTCAGCAGTTAACGTGGGTGTAGAGTACAGACTTCAACTAGTTGTTAGGAAATTACTATTAAACAACGAAGTTTCTAACCCCACTAATATCACTATTAAATCCCCTCTATCTAATGTTGATAGAACAAGATTCATGTTTGACAATCAACTTAGTGGCATATTAAATAAGTACAATAAAACTAATATCATTAACAAGTTCAATCCTGCCGTTGACGGATTATCCGTAAGTATGACAATTAACTCAGATTACATAAGCGAACTAGAAAGTTTGTTGCCCCCAAATTTTTACATTGAAAGAATAACATGATTGACAACACTAACTGGGAATTTATCCGCAAAATAGAAGAAGGATATGAATGCTCAACTAACGTACTATACGTTCCCACAATAAGCCCAGAGAAAGATAAAATGTGTATGCACTTCACGGAAGATGCAGCAGAATACATGAGGGGTAGCTGTGTTCCTCGCACCCCTGAATTAATGGAGACTTTTTTCCAGCGTGAATTAAAATACTTAACACTATTTCAAGGAAAGCCATGGTGCCCTGAGATATTTGACGTTGATCCTGTCGAACGAAAGATTCTCGTAGAATTCAATAAAGAGAGTCTTAATAAGCCTATTAGGACTGAGAGCAGGTCGTTAGATAGTGAGTTCCCAACTTGGAAACAAGATTTATTCGAAATTATCAAGGATGTACACGACTCAGGTTATATCAAGTCTTCTTTATACCCTCACTGTTTCTTTTATACTAACTCAGGACAAATGAAGATGATTGATTACTATGCAACCATAGAAAAAGATGATACTTTACTTCATAAGAGTTTAATTGAGCCAATTATCGGTGTTGATTCTCATCAACGATTTGTTGAAGTGAAGGAAGGGGATTATTATCAAATGAGGGATCATTTTAAAAACTCATTGAAGACTTGGATTAAATGGCCTGGGGATCCCTTGCCTGAGTTCTTTGAAACGATTTTTGGTAATAAATGAGTAATCATACACTATTAGTAAATGTAATGCTCACTGAAGCATACCCTAGACATGCAGGGGTATACAGGATTGCAACGTTTCTAAGAGAACTAGACTGGGACTGTGAAGTTTTAGACTATACTCTAGTTTGGTCATTGAGTGAACTAAAAGAGTTTGCACGGTCTAGAATAACTAAAGACACTAAGTTTATTGGCTTTAGTCAGTTGTTCACTGCTTGGACACCTATCATGGAAGACTGGTGTGCTTGGATGAGAGAAACATGGCCGCACTTAATCTTCATTGCCGGAGCGCCTGCGCCTCCTACATATGAATCAAAACAATTAGATTATTACGTCAGCGGTTACGGTGAAGAAGCACTAATTGTTCTATTAAAGTATTTGTTTTCGAACGGTCCTAGACCCATATTTGATTTAAGTATATCTACTTCAAAGAAGATAATCAGCGCAGATAAAAATTATAAAGCATTTCCTTACCCCAAGTTAACTACTCTATATGAAGAAAGAGATTTTATTCGTCCTGAAGAATGGATTGCAATAGAAACATCACGCGGGTGCATCTTTAAATGCGACTTTTGTAGCTTTCCTATCCTTGGGGTAAAAGAAGATTACACTAGGTCACAAACTGACTTTGAAGTTCAAGTTAAAGAGTCTTATGATAAGTGGGGAATTACTAAGTTTAATGTCGTAGATTCAACGTTCAACGACAGAATTGACAAGATAGAAAAATATGCAGACGTTGTTCAGTCACTCCCGTTTAAGCCATTGTTCGGTGGTTATATTCGAGGAGATTTGTTAGTTACTAGACCCAGAGATAGAGAAGAATTAGCTCGAATGAACTTTGTACAACATTACTATGGAGTAGAGAGTTTTAATAAACCATCAGCAAAAGCAATTCACAAAGGATTAGACCCCGAGAAAATGAAAGAGGGTTTAATGGGTGTTAGAGACTATTTTGTTGATAAAGTTAAAGAAGACTATGTGGGTTGTATTGGATTAATTATTGGTCTACCCCACGAGACTAAAGAAACTATAGCCAACAGCTTTCAGTGGTTAGAAGACAATTGGAGTGACCAAGCACACTCACTTATACCATTAGCAATTTGGCGTAAAGAGTTTACTAATAACACAAGTGCTATCTCATTAGATTATGAGAAATATGGTTATTCTGAAATGTCAATTGAAGAAGGTCTACAACGTGCTAAAGAAAAAAATGTAAATTTTTATATCGATTCAGACCCATCAGATGCATTAACACCTGATTCAGGCATCACATTAATTTCTGAAAGACTTTGGAAGAATGAGCATATGGATATATTTGATGCTCATAGAATATGGCAGGATGCTAACGAAAGAATGTGGTGGAGAGATAATCACTTCTCAGCAGGAAGAAAAGTCATACAAGAGTTAATAGTAGAAGGTAAGCCATTCGTTGAATGGTATAAAGATAAAAAGTTAGGAAAATAAGATGAACTTTAAAAACGCAAAATTCGTAGATATTGAAATCCCAATCGATTGGCAATCATTACTAGAAAATGTGAAGCCGCAACAAGGTGTAGAGATTACAACAGACCCAGCAATTTGGAGAATGGAAGTACCCGCTTACACAGAGATTCTTAATATATGGGATAAGGCTAACTATCCTAATGATGCAGTTAAATGGATTAACTACTATCCCGGGCAACATTACTCTGAGGATGATATTGATAGAACGTTATGTCAGTATTTAAATGTCAAATATCGCAGGTCTTGGCTTAGTAGAATCGACCCGGGATATTCTGCACCATGGCATTGGGATGTTGAAGATGATGCTGAGGAAGAAGAAAATGCACTGCGTTTCAGTGTATTCTTAGGAGACGGAAAACTCGGACATATCTTTATCTTAGGTGGAGAGAGTGGAGAACCCGGCAACGAAGACTACTTTATCAATATGAAGCATGGTTCTATCATTGAATGGAATAACTATCATAATTGGCACATTGGGGCAAACATCGGTTTACAACCAAAGTATATGTACCATCTCAAGGCAACTCGCTTGTGATATCTCGCCATTTCTTAAATCTAGCATCATCTATCTTATCTACGTAAAGTAACGGAAAGTCTAAGCTAGAATTAAGAATAAATTTAATAGTCTCTACTATATAATCTGGGTCAATCTTATTATCTTTTTCGGGACCATTAACTTGAAAGCCACTCGTTATTAAATGAGTGGTTTTTATATTTTCACTAGCAAGACTAAGACTACGGTTGCGGGTAGAGAGTTTCTCAGCACTAGTTACTGTATCTAACTTACGCCATTCATCAAACTCTAGCACAGACCCAATAGATATAATATGTCCGTGTGTCCATGAGTTATATACGTCAGTTAACGCTTTTTCTTGGAAGCCCATGTAAATCTGTGCATGGTTAATGAATACATCATACTCTTTAGCTATCTCTAAGAAGTTAGAATAACCTTCAGTTGATGTTAAATCAAACCCTGAACTCTTACTAATAAACTTAGTATCGGGGTAATATTTTTCTAAACTTCTTGCAATTCCCCCGTGTTCAGGATTACCCGTACATATAATCTTAGTCATGTAGTGTTATCTGTAATGTATATCGAATATTATAGCTTAGATTACAAGCAGCATGAATACATTCAGGATCGCTCCACTCGAATAAGTCACCCTTCTTATAATTTGTTGCTAGAAAGTCGTCAAATACAAATACATGTCCTGGCTCATAATCTTGCAAGAACATAGTATATCTTACTGGATTCGAGACTTCAACTAAGTGAGGATCAATGTGCATAGTCTGCATTTGTCCCGGTAAGTACTTAACAAACCACCAATGACAGTGTTTTCTTTCTTTAGGGAGTTCGGGTAGTGTAATCTCAAAACCCTGCATGTCTTTACTTCTAGTATTAAACTGCTGAAAATAAGGAGTTTCTTTCTCAAAGAAGGGTCTAGCACTCTCTCTGAACTTATCTAGTGTAGGATGTCCTGCCCATCTGTCTGGTTGCCATACGGGAATCTTGTCGCCGTTGCTAGAAGATAGATGATTCATTAACTCATCAGTCACCCAGTCTTTTTCGTTTTTAATAAATTCAAACATATCAATAAAAATTAAAATTAAAAGTGTATCTAGTCACACCCATACTAAGATTGAATACACCATGTCTACCATCGTCGGCATATTCAAACACATCTCCTGCTTTGTAGTCTTTAATCAGCTCATTTTCCATAATGAAAACATGACCCTCAACATAGTCTTGCAATGGCATCCAGAATCTTCTAGCCTTCAACCCATCACATTCATTTCTAGGGGCATGGTCACGATGAAAGGGTATGAAATTACCAGGCTTCATTTTAACAAACCACCAGTCAACTTTACCACCTACGTCTAAGGGTAGTGTCACTGTGAAGGGTAACGTTGTAGGTTCAAAGCTATGCCAAAAGATACTATTATCAACATCATATCCGCACTCTCTAAGTTTATCTACAGAGTTAACTTTTCCATATTCTGCAGGATCAAGTTTTGGATGTTTCTCACCGTCATTATTAGCCATGAACTCAATCCATTCAGGTTTAATCCAGTCTTTATAATTTCCTACGTACTTCATTCTTCTATCGCCTCTGCTATTTGTAATACAACACGTGGAGAAAATGATATGTTAGCGGCTCCGTGTAACATGTCCGCAACATTGAATTCAAATACATCACCCATTTTGTAGTCTTTAATCATATTCCCGTCGTCACCGTAAATAAAGACATGTCCCGGCTCAAAGTCTTGCATAGCCATCCAATAACGTTTAGCAGGGAATGTTACCGGATCTCTATGTAGTGGAACGAACTGTCCTGGATTCATCTTCGCAAACCAGTACATTACTTCATTTTTACACCACGGAGGATTAATATCAACGTTTAGATGGTGTTTAAAATAAAACCACCAATTAATAGAATTCATATTATACCCTGCGTTTCTTACGTTAGATAACTCAACATCTTCCGCTTCTGTTTCAGCTTCCCATTCTTTGGGCATTGGTTGCCCGTCAGTATTTAAGATAATATCCATCCATTTAGGATCAATCCAGTCTTTATAATTTCCAATATACTTCATATTAATAGCTTTCTAAATGGTCTATGCCAAGTTTCTTTCTAAACTCATCTGTGAACTTTCCATCAATTCTAATAGAATACGTCTGAGCCATTACTTTATTTCCACCGTGCCAGTCAACGTCATTCCACCATGCACATCTAGTGTTTAATCCATATTTGTTTTTAGTCTCAGGATCCCATAGATAGAATTGATTACGTGTATCGGGGCGAACATGAATAAACTCATTACGATGTGGCTTAACAACGTTGACACCGTTCTTTGCGTCTAAGTCTCTATGCTCGAAGGGTAATCCATCGTGCTCACAATGAAAGAATATAACACGTCCAATGTCTTTGAATATAGTTCCCACCATTGACTCAACCCATTTAACAGTGTTGGGGAAGTGACTTGCTTCTTCTGTTAGCTTACGGGGTGCTGTTCTATCATCCCATGAACCTTCTTCCCATAAGTAATAATAGATATACGGATCATACGCTCCCATTGCCATCTTTAAATATCGTGTGAATACATTGCGTTGTTTAAAGTCTTTAAAGTCATTCGGGAATATAGTCTTACCTGTCACTACGATAGGATCAGTCTCTGGTAGTTTCATATATTCATTAAACGCTTCATAGATAGGCTTCCAGTTATGCTTATAGCTCATGTCTTCAAACGTAAAGCCTGGCGCCATCCATGTACCTTCTTTAGCATAGTGTCGTGCAGTTGCGAAACCTTTGTATATCTCGGGCTGTAACTTATCAAACGTTTCCATATCTACATATGGTTCCATGTTGATATATGGTTGATTATTAATTCCTTTTATCATTTTGTCCAATCTAATTTCTTACGTTTATAATTTTCAATAAATCTATGCATGTTTGCTGAGTCATCGTTATACTTAGGATATTTAATGATGTCCTCGATATTGTTAGTATTATACTCGATAAATCCTGAAATTGCATTAAACCCGGTACAACTATAAGAATCATATCTAGTCTCGTAGAAGTCTTTTAATATGTCCATGGCTTGTACTTGATCCATATCATCATGTTCCCATATGATTAAGTCATCTAGTCCAGGATAGAAACTAAGCATGTCTGGCTTCTTGTCTACTTTTTTCTTTCTAAGTCCGTACTTTTCTAAGTTCTTTGAGAACTCGCTTAGATTAGACATATTAGAGTTATACTCGGGTACTTCTAAGTACCACGATGTAACGCTTTGACCGCTCCAATTATCTTTACACCAGTTAAGCCCATCGTTGAATGTTTCCGGAGATTCTTTGGGCAATCCGCATATTAAACTAACAGTGCCTCTATACATATTATGTGGCTCAAAATAGTTTCTAGCATCTATTAACCCTTGCTTCAATACGTCAGGGTTCATGCCCTTACCGATAATCTTACCCGCAGCATGATTAAATGTTTCAACACCGTAAAAATGTCCACCTAATCCCATCTCTAGCATCTTATCCCAATGACTACGTTGTTTAATTAACAAGTCTGCTCGCATAAATGCCATAAACCATGGCTGAAAGTCTAATCTACTAACGGCTTGTGAATACTTTTCAATCTTTTCTATTCTGTCGTTGAATGTTTCATCAGCAATAGTATAGTTCTTAATGCCCCAGTTATCGTAGTTAAATCTTAGTTCACTTTCAAAGTCTTCTGAACTGCGAGACAAGTCTTCTTTAACTCCTAGTATTGGGAAGTTACAAAAGTCACATTTGAATTTACAACCCCTGCTTGTTTCAATAGTAAGCATTTCAATTGGTTCTAAAAAGTCTCTTTTTTCATGCTTATTACTATATGTGGGCAAGTTCCATGCTGGGAAGTTGTGTAATGCTCTAATGACTTTGCGTCCATTATCTATTTCAAATGTTAGTCCCGTGTGAAATACTAAGTTACCCGCAATATACTTGCATAACTGTAACATAGCAACTTCCCCGAAACTGTCAACCCAATAGTCTATATTCTGTGCGGGGGTAATCAAGCACCCATGACCACCTAGTATAGTTGCAATGTCCGGGTATGTTTCTTTAAGCCATTTAGTAAAGAGATTTGCGTCATCCGGCCACCAATTAATAAAAGAACTAAAGCCAAAGAACTTAGTCTCTGGAGTTACTCTGCTACGAACAAACTCTTTTAGTTCTTCTAATGTGAACTCAATACAGAAATCTAATACTTCAACATCCCAGTTCTGCTCACGTAAGAATGTAGCGATACGATGGGCTCCCGTACCTCGATGACCATGTTCTTTGCGATAGCTAAACATTAAACCATGCTTCATTTTAACATATATCTTTCAGGGACTGTATCTAATAATGGTAATTTATTGTTTATTAATCTATCTCTTAATAACACTTGATGTACTAGTGGGCTTATTGGTCTGCCGGGCAGCATATCAGCCCAAGACTCTGTTTGCATCTCTTCCATATCAATAGTTGTAGCGTCTGGCCATTGAATTAGTTTAACGTCTACCCCATTAATCTCTACAGGATAGTGAGCACGAATACCGTATTCTGGTCTAGGAATAAACGACCAATTATTATTTTCACTTATCTCACGACTATGTTTAACTAACTCGCTCAAAAACATCTTTTCTTGGTCAGGGCTTCTTCCAATCTCTGTACCAACTCTGATACGATACATGTTGCAATACTTTTTCTCAGTATTAAACTGTTGAATTTCTTTTAAGCAGTATTCTAATTGATGAAAGCCTTCAATAGTATAGCTGATATTCTTTATAGGTATATTCAGTGCTAGACAGTTAGCTAGTCCACGCTCTTGCTTGTCACGTATCTTAGGACCTTGATAGTCTGGATGATTCAAACCAATTGTGAAGTATACGTTATCAAATCTAGTGAACTGTTCTAGGTATTCAATGTTAGCTAGTCTTACCCCGTTACTCAATATCATAATAGGTCTAATAGCTATACTGTTTAATCTATCAATTAGCTCGGGTAAGTCGTTTCTAATCGTAGGCTCAGCACCCATTAATACAACGGCTTTCTGTTCAGGCCAGTGTTCAACTTCTGCTATGATAGAGTTAATGCTAGGGTCTTTGCTTGTATTATCGGGTATCTGATAGCAATGAGGACATTCTAAATTACATCTATTCGTGATATCTAAACAGATTGCGTTTAATGTTTTGTGTAAGCCATTGCGCCCATAATCATAACTCTTGTAAAACTCTGCGTCTGGTTCTACTAGGAACTTCTGAAACCCATGCTCAGGGCAAGTCTTTTCTAAGTAGACGCTACCATTTTCTACAATCGTTCTTGCAGGGATATGTCTGTAACATTCGGTACACAACGAGGTAGTATTTGAATTTAAGATTTCCATTAAATATTATTTCTCCAACGTATTTATAATATAAGTATAAGCTAAGAGAAAAACATGGATTATACGTACTATTACAACAATGTTCCCGAACATGGGTTATGCCGAAACAACCTAATCTACACAAGTCTTATCAATCACACTAAGACTAAGTTTGTTCAATGGTATTACAATGACAGCGAATATCATAAGGGTCGCAACGAAGTAATGGATCCTGCACTGATGGACATTAAATGGGAGCGTGAAGTCAACATGCTGAACTATGTCAGAGACAGTGGATATAGTGAATATCTGCTTAATTACAGTGTTGACTATGATAATCGTAAGGTATATCTAGATATAGAAAACGTAGACTTTTGGGAGCTTAGTGGTTGCTCAAAAGAGAACTATGACAGTGTATTACCAGACTGGCGTGAACAAATGCTAGATATACTTAAAATGCACAAAGAAATAGGTGTATACAAGTTCAGCCTTCATCCCTCAAGTTACTTTATAGTAGATGGCAAACTAAAGAGTATGAACTACTTCTTTGCTTATAAAGAATCAGAACCCAAAGTCACTGTAAGAGAGCATTTAAGTCATATCAGTGAGGGACGCAGACAACACTTGTTCCCCCAGATGCAACGCTTGGGCATTGACATTGATGCGCCCACAGACTGGAACAGACTGCAAGTATTGTGCTTTGATTCTTTCTCTGACCAATATCCTCAGGACTTTATTAATCGTGCAAAACAACTCTTTATATAAAATCATTCCCTACAGTGACTCTATGGACTTATCTGAGTTCTATAGTAAAGCACTTAGTAAGGGATATGAAAACAATTCATCTAAGTATTGGTTAAAAGATTGCTTTAATAACGAACAATCAAGTGAAACGTGGATATTGTTTTATAACGATAAAGCGGTTGGTTCTGTAGCTGCACATTCATTCCCTGAGATGGGTGAAAATGCGTTCAGAATAGCCGCAAGAACTTGTATATTAACTGACGAGATTCCTACCCCAAGTGTACGCACAGTAAATCAGATTATAACTCATCAACATGCAACTGCTCAGTTTTTAATACCCACATGCATTGAGTGGGCGGGTAGAGAAAATAATCTATATATTACGTCAAATAACTTAGAGAAGGGTAGTCAACGATTAGTTCATACTATCTACTTCCCCGCAATGGCTAAGTCAGGGCAAGTTACTAAGATAACCGAACTAGAATACAGGGGTGCTATTCAAACAGTTTGGAAAGTAAACGTAGATAGATTCTACGAGGAATTGAACAAGTTTCCTCGTTGGTAATTAGATAATCCCAGTAAGATTATAGATATTATCAAATTGGTCTTCATCACATATGATGATAACGTGTGCCCGAGTAACATGACCGCAATTCATTGTACCATGCATTTGCTTTACATCTAAGATATAAGCATTGCCAGGGTACATATGGTCAAACCCATCGTTAGTTGCCCACCAGTGTGTATCGTCTGCATATATTGGAATATGTACTTTAATTTTGTTATCTTGGTCAGTATGGGGAGTAACGATGGTTCCGGGAGGGGCGACTCCCACAATGCTTCTATGTGCTGTTGGGAAGGTAGCTAATGCTTTTGCTCCCCATCCTTCACTACAGCTAGTATTTCTATATAACTTATAATCACCTACTTCATTGTTCTCAAAAGCATGATAGGGTCTATCGATATCTGAATCAATTGTTTGTAGTCCCCAACCATATGCTTTATCATCAGCCCAGGGATTCTCACAAGCACATCCACCCATCCCAGTCCATTTTTGTTCTTTGAATTTAGTCTCTAAGTCTTGATACCAAGCACGTGCTGCTTCAATATCAATTTGTAAATTAGGAATTTTTGTAATTGTTTTAATAGTCATATTAGTTTAGTGTAAGTCAACCCAAGTACCGTTAGCATAACCTTGAAACTTATGGGTATCCTCGTTATATATCAGTGTAAGTCAACCCAAACTCCATTGGCATAACCTTGAAATTTGTGTGTTTCATCATTGTATATCATCATTCCGTTCTGTGGCTTGATGTTTTCGATAGCAGCGGCATTCTGTGGGACACATTGAAATATTTTAGAATCGAATGCTCCGTTCTTTCTGAATACCCAAAGCATATAGTCATTTAATAAATCCCCTAAGTCATCTCCTGCGTTCACTAGAACAGCTAAGTTACTTGCGGGAGCTTTCTCGTCTTTATTTGCTTCAGGATCCATCTGTGGAATAAATGTAGCTAAAGTCTTGCCTATATCTCTACCGTTCTGCTCAAAGTATGTAGAGAAATTAAGTTTTACTCCAAAATCACCGGGTCGTAGTACTTCAGGGTTTTCAATCGTTCCCCTAACTGTGTGAATTTCAAGTTTAGATTTCTTACCACCGTTATAAGCTGCTACAAATCTTGCAGGCGTATCCTCTGAAGTAACAATGTCAACACCTTCTTTTGTGTTGATAGTCAATTTGTCTTCCGGAGAAGTAATTGTAGCAATATTCAATATTCCATTAGTAATACTCATACTAACACCTCATGATTAACGTAAGTTCCAGAGACATTTTGTTCAATACATGCTCTATCAAATTGTTCTTTCCACTCGTCTGTGCAATCTAGTCTATGGATGATTAAGTGATATCTATCCTCATTGCTTTCATTTTTAACACTGTGTGGATAATGTATATTCATAACATATGTTTTGCCGGGTTCCATGAACAATGATTCACCGTCTCCCCAATTCCACATGCAATTTTCAGGGTTACTCAAACTGATATTAGTATTGTCTAATAACGGTACACGTGAATCATTGTGCTCTGCAATATACCCACCCGCTTCAACTAACATAAAGCGAACTCTACCGAATAATTTGCTTGGGAATTTGTTCTTAACAAAGTCTACAGTTACTGGACATTGTTTAGATATTTCAGTCCAGTGCATGTCTTGTACTACTTGTTCAATATCAGTGTATCCATATTGTTTCCAGTGATCCGATTTGTCTGCTGACAATCCATGTAGCACTAAACTCTTCCACCCTTTATGGTCATAACTTCCAGAGCGGTGTGTTACAAAATGTTCTCTGAGATTCTTTGCTTCCTGCAGCATTGCTTGATAATCAATTTCAAAAGGCAACGTAAGAAACTTAGCATTAGAAACAAAGTAATCTTTGTTCAGTGTCATTAAATATTCTCCTATCCAATATTTATCAATAAATACCTTCATGATTCAAAAATTCGAAACTAGGTGCGGCGAAGGAAAAATCGCTATCTGCATCCATGACATATTCTCATCTTGCACCAGCGATTGGACAAAAGAGATAGCAAAGAACTTGACTGATTACTTGCTAAATCGTTCTTTACAATATGGGTTCGATGTGTTTGCTAGTGCCGATGAAAAGTTGTTAATCGAAACTGCAACCAATGAGGGGTACACCCATTGTGTTGTTATAGCTGCTGGAACCGGTACGAAACTGTCAGATAGATTGTTTCAGGAAATTAGAAAAAAGTGTAGCGAAGATTTTTATATCGCAGGGCATGTACTAGACAGAGAAGACAAGTACTATGAACTACATCATCAATTTTATATTCTCAATCTTAGTATTCACAAAGAGCTAGGATTACCAGAACTGGGCGAGAGTTTGGATATTCTTCATTCTAAGCTAAAACCTTTGTCTAAAACAAACGACGGGTATATTGCACAAGAACTGTCTCAGGGTACAGAATTAGTTGAATACTCGGGCACTATGCACGGACATAACATGCTATCTGTTGCATTGTCGCATAACAAAAGAGTTATTGATTTGGGTGAGGGAATTAGAAATAACAAAAAGTATTTCTACTATGAATACGACCATGTGTTTTTAAAAGAATCAACGTCACTGTTTTACAATAAGTTCTTCTTCAATAACATTGTTGTACCCATGAACAGCGATATGTTGCGAGAAGAAATATCATACACTGGACCAGTAGAGCAATATGTAACTCTTGGCACCGGATTAAATTGGGTTGAGAATTTACATCTGATGGGTTACACAGAAGAAACAGAAGTGTTCTTTACTGACTATAACCCACTAGTGTTGCAGTTTATGAAAAGAATGGTTAATGAATGGGACGGTAAAGATTATATTGATTTCTATTTAAAGCAAGACTTTATAATTCCCAACAACATTCCATACGATTTCGATGCATACATTAATCAATGTAGACAACAGTGGGAATCGTTTGTTAGCAAAATAAAAGACTGGGACACTAAGTGGAATAACGTCCGACAGTTAAAGTTTCACTTTATATCAGCCGATTACATGAGTGATTATAACTTTGATTGGTTTAGTGGCAACAAGAAAACAATCTTCAATGCTAGTGACATGTTTGACCATGTACCTAATACGTTTGACCAAAGTATGAAATTTAGAATAGCCGCAGAGAATAGATTTATTAATAAGCTAAAGAATAAAAACCCTGAGTTAATGCTGCTTTGGTCTGGACGTGCAGCATCACAGTTACTACCAGAAGGGCATCAACCTAAGTTTCAACCAATCAGTGAAGTAGCACTAATTGATATGGATACTATTACTCGTCCTTACTGGCACAAAGACGATTGGAATGTTTTAAGACCGTTAGTGTAAGGCTTAGAACAAAATCTGAATCTTTTGCAGTCTAGCAACCATTTGATTATATGACTCATGCCCGTTTACTGGTACAAGGTAATCGGGCTGTTCTTTTTCTGCGGGGAACGCCATAATGTTAGTAACACCAGATTGCCCGAATGGGTTCTCAGTATTCTTCTTATGATTCTCTTTCAACGGAAATGTACGTACACCCACCCAATACTGCTTATAACCCTTTGTTTCTAAATGGTCGTAAGCAGTAAGCCAATCAGTCTCACCGATTGCTTCATAGAAGATGATAGGACGATGCTGGTCGATAGTTTTATCTGCCCCTTGCAATACTTTAAGTTCTTGACCTTCAGTATCAATCTTCATTAGAGTGCATACGTTTAACTCTAACTGGTCGATAGTCATAACTTGTACTTCAACAGAGCCGTTGTCGTCAATTGCAACAGTTCCAAAGTTAGATTGATTAGTAGGGTCAAAGTCTGATATGTTAAGTGTGCCGGGTTGGTCGCTGACAGCAGCATTGTATAGTTTGACCGGGGCATTTTGACAATTAAATGCAGCTACAGCAAAGTGCTTGATGTGAGGTTCAAACGCAAGTACCATACTCTTAGTACGTTGTGCGACTGCGAGGGCATGATATCCTATGTTAGTTCCGATATCAAGGTACAAGCTATCTTCATTGAGATACTTACACATAATTTCTACTTCTGCATCACAATACTCACCGTAAAGGAATATACTATAGCTGATAGTATTATCGTTCTTGTAGATGAGCATTTCACCGTTCTTAGAATCGGTGAGTACACAGTGTTCTTTAATTAATTCAAGTTGTTCTTCTAATTGATTGGACATTTAGTATGTATCTTCAAAGTCGATTGTCAGTATTTTCTTTGACTATCCAACCCAAATCGAATAAGTCTTTTCTAACTTCATCGGTGACACGGCTCTCAGCCATAAAGTTATTCTTCATCCAAATATAACGTTCTTGTTCTTCTTTAGTGGCATTACAGAATTCTTCATCTGACCACTCGTTAGTAATACCCGAACAGTACCAGTCAATATAGTCACCCCTCTCAATCATGTTAGCAACAATGCCACCAGCGCTACGCCAAGAACAACTCCAAGTTTTATCTTGTAAGATGTTCCAGGTTTCGTTCTTAATGAATTCATTGTTGCACATAGCTGCATACAAGTTCTGGGCGTATTCTTCCCTAGTCTTAACTTTCTCAACTAAGACTGTACTTGTACGCAAATCGTACTCTAAGTTGTCTGTTTGCCATTCAACTGTTTGTTCCAGGTCTTCTCTTTTTCTAATCCAGTCTAACTGTAAGTCGACCATTTCTTTTGCGCCCGAGTCATCAGGATTCACTTTGAGTCTCTCCCGATACCCGTTGATGCTGAACGTACCTCTGTCCGGACTTTTTGCTATGTTTACCATGTTTCTTTTTATAGAAGATATGATTCCCGATTTGAGTTACGACCTCATGCGGGAAGTTGTTTTTATAACTTGTATTATGAAAGAACAATACTGTTTTAGGTATTACTTCTTTGTACTTGTCATATATTAACACATCCTTAGCTACCTGTAAAGAACTTTGGTAACGTGCTGAGTTACGATTTGGGTTAGCCTTGCCCTCACATACCCATGAGAATTGACATACTCTTACCCAGAATGTTTCTTCTTCATCTGTAGTTTGCTTTACGTGTGTAGTTTGATATACTACTTTACATGGTGTCGGGGCAAAGCCGTGATTGATGCGGTTAAGAACTACACGTGCGACGGCTGCTTTGCCTTCGATGGGTTCTCCACCTGCTTCATAGTAGATATTGTCAGCCATACATTGTATTTGCTTTTTATCTACTTCCTTGGCAACTACTTTAGGTTGCTCGATTTCTTGCTGCTGCGGTTTAGATTGTACTGAGCACAATCCTAAAACAATTATAGGCAACAACAGAAACATCTTAATGATGTTTATGTAGGTCATAATTGACTCCTTTCGATTGTAATGATTAGATAATCATTTTACTTGTCCCAGCAATCGCAGTTACAAATCGTTACCGATTCTACTGCTTCACTAGGGTTCAAGACCGCCTTAGTATTAGAAGGTGTGTTAAAAATACTGAGATTTGGCGGTATAAGAGTTGTTTCAGGACTTCCCGCTAAACTGCCTGGAACAACTGCTGCACCTGTTACTATCGGGACCCCTAAGCTGGTCATCGATCCTGTGACTGGTGCGGTAACAAGAGTATTCGGCGAGATTTCGTTATCTTGCACGGCTCCGGTTAAACTTAATTTCATTGCGTTTCTTGCTTCACGCATTGATGCATTTAAACTTTTTCCTCCTATAGTATCGGTGTTTGCAATGCTTTCAAGAACCCTTGCAGGTCCTTTTAATTCTGTTTGGGCGCTTAGGGACCCAATGTTTGATATGAATGATGTTGTAGTTGTTGGATTAGTTAATAACGTAGATAAATCATCAGTTAATGCTAAATCACGTGCAGTTTGTTCTTTTTGTAAATATGTACCAAATGTATTGTATAAGTTGTTTAGTTGTGTGGCTAGGTTATTGTTGTTTAAAATTGTACCGATTTCAGTGTTTGCTTGATTAATGTAAGTTTGCAATGTTGTATAGCTATCGTTGCTAGGTGCATTCAATAATGTTAACATGTTTGTGTAAGCTAGACTTAGTGTAGCTGTTTGCGTTTTTGTTATGAGGTTTTGTAGGGTAGACCAATCATAGTGCAAATCAGTGATGGCACCAAAGAAATCACACATGCTATATGTGCCGTCAGTGTTTGAGCCTTTTGCTAAAATCGGTAACGCATTAGTAACGAGTGAGGCATCTGTAGGCTGAGATGTCCCGTTGACTTGTAAATCTGTCACACTTTCTAAGTTAGCTACAACTTGGCTAAACTTTTCAATGTTCATAGATTTGATGTTTTTAATCTGCATCATTGCCATGCTGAGAGCGTCACATGCATAGCTGATATTGTTAGGTAGGATGTTAGTTAGTCTAAACCCAATAGAACCTGATTTGATATCTACTTCACCGTCTTTATATGTAAGATGATAGGTCTTGCTATTCGTTGGCTGTGGACTAATGTTGTATTCAGGGTATGTTAGTGTTTGGTAACTGTTAGGGAATAGCTTCTTAGGGTCAAGTAAATCAGCAAGTGAATTTAACCCTTGTGTTTGTACATTCAATGGGATAAGAATATCTTGTAGGTCATCACCCATAACCATGTTGAAACATCCATACATTAATCGTTGTTGCTCTAACGTAGGTTCCTTACCATTAAAGATTGCTTCTAGTTCTGTACTAGTCATACCCGCAGCCAACAAAGCAATGTTCAAACCAGTTGAGGTTGCTCTATTATCATTGATAGTTCTCAACAACTGTACAGGTTCACCGAACTTATCTATGTTAGCTAAGTTGATTGCTTTACCGATTGCAATCAAATCTTGACCCCAGTATAATGTTGAAAGACTGACTCCTGTGATATCACTAGTTATCAAGTCATTCATGTTACTATACGAGCCGTCTAAGTAACCCTTAGATTGATTCATTGCTGATATAAATTCATTCTGCGATTGTGCAAAAGAATTGCAGGACAAAAACGTACTCAAGAAATCTGAGTACTTACCCGAGTTAAGATAAAATTCTTTATGTGCTTGATATGGGATCAAACGTAAGAACCCATAACTAGCAAGTTCACCTGAGTATGTTCTAGTATATGTAGATGGTTTACTATTGCCCAATGCAGGGATAGACTGACTACCTAAACTGAGTAGACTGTCATACAACGTGCTACTCATTTGATTAGCTTGCACCTTTGTGTATGCTAAACGAATCACAGACGCAAGAGTACCCAAGCATGTATTATTATACAAGCTACCAGGAGTATAGTTACTAAGACTTGTACTTGAGCCCATGAAGCCAGCAGACGTAGGATTGATTCGTAGACCTGTATCTACTAAGAATGATCCTAATACGTTTACTGTTAGTGGTGTGGGTTTTCCGTTATAACTCATGGGACATTTACGTTAGGTGACCCCTGTGCGATACTGTGACCGCAACTGTTTCCCGACCCTACTCTAAGAACAGGAACACCTTCACAAAATACTGTAGGTGAGCCTGATGTAGTCATAGCGGCATGGTGGGGAGGGTGGGGTCTACCCCACGGGGCATGAGGAGTAATTTGACTAACGTGTAAGCCGACAGGGATGCCATTGGCAAATACAGTTCCGGCTCCGCGCATGATTGCGCCGCCTGCTTGATTTGTATCACCCTTACGACTTAACTGTGCCATATTATCCTACTAAGATTTTCTTGTCAGGTACTTGAATACCAGTCGTCATTTCGATATATTTCATTTTAACTGAATCGTCAGTTAAAGCGTATAAGGAAACGCTATTAGTATTTAGTGTCACAGGAGTGTCTGGATCTACAGTAAAAAGACTAGGTATCAATTGCATACCCTTCTGTGAGGGTGCGATGGACACTGGATTCTCGATAGTCAAGTACTGACCGTCTTGTTCTACGAACTTTCCGACCATTTCTTCACCTGAGTTCAATTTGAACGTATATGTTTGTCCTACTTCTAATGTCATTCGATACTTTCTTGTGCTGTTAGATATTCTTGTAGTTCTTTAAAACCACCGATTAGTGTGTCATCTAAAAAGATTTGAGGTACTGAACGTGCAGTTGGAACTGCATTCAATAAATCTTCTTTAGTGTAGCCACTGCCGATTTTCTTTTCTTCAAATTCAATACCTTTGGTAGTCAATAATTGCTTTGACATATCACAATACGGGCATTGTTCTTTACTCCATACGATTGCTTTCATTTCTTTTCTCCTTAAAGTTGTGGTAGTTCTTCATAGTCAACGGAGTCAGACATGACACCGATAACATAGTTTGTTGATTCGTTTTCTTGTAACGCTGTTTGTTTCTTGTTGATGTTCACGTGCTTGTTGAACCATGGAATCGGGCTCGATTTAGGATGGGGTTCGTTGTACTTGATTCCAATGTCTTTAAGTTTGTTGAAAGCAGTGTAGTCAACGAAATCTTTGAGGATCTCACTGTTGAGTCCAATAACGACGCCTTTCTTAAAGAGATACTCAGCCCAGGCTTTTTCTTCATTAATAACGTCCATGTACAAACTATATACTTCGTGGTGCGTAGAAGCCTGTATTTGTACAAAGTCTGGATCGTCTTTGATGACATTGTTAATAAGCCATGCCGTCCATTCTGTATGTAATAACTCATCTTGTAAAATCAACGAGATAATGTTTCCGTTGCCTATGTAAATCTTATTCTCAACCATTGCAAGTGATGTTGCAAACGAGACCATAAAGCGGAGCGCTTCAAGTGCGTAACTGGCGTGTAGAGCCATCCAAATCGCCTTTTTGTGTTCCATAAGGTCCACGTCCTGCCCGACTTCCTTTTTACAGTTAATTTGATGCAGGTCTTCGTAGTAGCGTCCAACGTTAGCTGCCATGCCGACAATTTCTTGGGTGTCGTGAATTTTGTTGAATTCATCTTTAGGTACCCCGTAGACATTCCGAATAATGTGGCTATAGGACTTGGAATGAATGCTAGTTTCAAAGAAACCCCAAGTAAGCGTAAGTGCCTCAAGTTCCGGAATCGAACAAACGGGGCCAAAGACTTGACTTGGTGCACGACCTTGTATAGAGTCCAAAGCAGTCTGGCGAAGCAGATTGCTAGTAAAGATATGCTTAATAGCATCACTTGATTCCTTATGGTCAATCTTATCTTTAGTTAAAGAGATTTCTTCTGGAACCCAGAAGAAGCCACGTGCCATTTCTTCAAACTTCTGTAGCTTGGGATATTTGACTTCTTCAAATCGTTGTACTGTTACAGGACCCTCTGGGTCTAGAAACATTCTACGAGAAAGGTAGTCGGTAGGTTTGCTTAGGTTATATTGTTCTTTACTCATTTATTGTCTTTAAAATTATTTTTCCGTCATCAGTAGTCATGTCAACTACTTTATGGATCGTGCCGTCAACTTCTACATAGACTGGCACTGCCCCCAACTTCTCACACGCTCCGCTAACTTGCATAGCGTACTTACGCCATGCATCCATTAACATAAAACTAATATTGTATGCGTCTAACATAATCATAATTTACATGCCTCACAGTCATCATCAAACAGTTCAACGTTATCTACTTTAACAAAAGGAATAACATTGTCTTCTTGGTTCATCGCAGCTTTTGCGCCCATCTTATTAATCAATGAGTAATAGATGGTCTTCAAACCCCACTTACTAGCAAGCATTAAGTTCTTACTGATAAGTGTAGCAGGTACTTTACCGCCTTCGTAGTTTGCAGGGTTATAGAATGTGTTAGTAGACAATGACTGGTCAATGTAAGCTGCTAACACGGCTGACGTTTTCAAATAGTCAACACAATCCTTTTGATCCCACATTAGTTGATAACGGTTCTTCAAGCGTTTGTACTCGGGTACTACCTGTACAAACGATCCAGCCTTCGATTCCTTAACAGAAATCAATTCCATCGGCATCTCAATACCGTTGGTGGAGTTTAACACAACTGAGCTGGACTCTACTGGAGCAACTGCCATTAGTGTAGCATTACGAATGCCATACTTCAATAGATTCTGGCGAAGTGTTTCCCAGTCCATTGATGGCGAGAAGTCTGTTAACTCGTTAACACCCTCTGCTCTACGCTCCCAAGGGAAGATACCCTTGCCGTAATATGTTTGTGCTGACTTACCGCAGGCACCTTTTTCTTTTGCTAACTCTACTGAGGCTTCAGTGAGATAGTACGCTTGATGTTCCATCCAGCGTTTAGCTTCTGCTAGTGCTTCTGGCGTTCCATATTTGAATGAACGCTTTGCATGCCAGTAAGCTAAGTTAGTGACACCTACACCAAGAGGCTCGAAGTCTAAGTTAGCTAATCGGCTCTGAACACTCAGGAAGTCCTGATAGCTAAGGAGATTACTCAAACTTCTTACTAATACTCTACATGCTTTACGCATCTCTTGTGGAGTCTTAAATGCTCCCCAGTTCACACTGCCTAATGTACATAGTGCAATACGACCTGCTTCATCCTCAATGCGTTGGAATGGCTTAGTAGGTAATAGAATCTCTTGACATAGATTACTCTGATAAATCGGATCGAACACAGTGTCGAACGGACCTTGATTCATAACGTTATCAATGTTAACGAGATAGATACGACCTGTATCTGTACGTTCTTTTAAGATACCGTTCTTAAAGATTTCAACGGCGGGAAGAACTTTCTTCTTGATACCGCGTTTGTGTTCATAGTGCTTGTATAATGTTTCAAACTCTTCCGTGTTGCGATAGAATGCTTCGTACAAGTCTGGAACTTCGCTAGGGTCAAACAATGTAATGTTCTCGTTGTTGCGATAACGATTCCAGAACATCTTGTTAACTACAACAGAATAGTCTAATTGACGTACACGAGTTTCGTCAGTGCCTTGATTGTTTTTCAATACAATAAAGTCTTCAAACTGATAGTGCCATACAGGCAATGTAACTGTGCAACTTGCATTGCGGATACCACCTTGTGAGCATGAGCGCAAGTCGCCGAACCACTTCTTCAAGAATGGGATAAGACCTGTATGCTTAATCTCGCCGTTACGAATAGGAGAACCAACTGGACGAATACGACCAATCTCAAAGCCAATGCCAGCACGTTTACTTGCGTACTTAGCCATCATTTCGCCTGCAGCAAAGATACTGTCTAGAGTATCATCGGCACTAATAAGCACACAACTACTAAACTGCTTAGTAGGAGTTCCAAGACCAGCCAACACAGGGGTAGCCAAAGTGAAGTGACCGTCACTAGCTGTTTCATAATATTCCTTTACCCACTTTAAACGGGTTTCTTTTGGTTCAGCATGGAATGCTGTAGCCGCTGCGACTGCGTAGCGAACTTGCGGAGTTTCATAAATCTGACCAGTAGCACGGTTCTGCACTAAGTACTTTTCTGCCAATTGGGCGATAGCCGCATAGGTGTAATTTTCGTCCTTGCTATGGTCAAGAAACAAGTCAATGATATTCCATTCATCTTCTGAATACCACTCTAATAGTTCAGGGGTGTATGATTTGTTTGCTACGTTTGTCTTTACGATATCGTATAGTTTAGGTGGTTCGTATTCACCGTATACTTCTTTGCGAAGCATTGAAACCTTTTGACGACCCGCAACGTATTGGTAGTTAACGTTGTTGATATCTGGGTTTTCTGATTCGTCAATTAAGTTGACCATTGCTTTTAATAGTAACTCGTCAATGGTCTTAGTTGACATGCCATCGTGTAATTCGATTTGGGCTTTAATTTCAATCATGCTAGGGCTAACGTTATCTATCCCCTTGCATCCGTAACTGACCTGTCTTTGTATCTTTGAAATGTCTAGTGGAACTGATGTTCCATCACGTTTAATTACGTTGATGTTGTTCATTTATTTGCCTTAAATTTTTGTTTTTATGTTGTCTAATTTGACTTTACGCTTGATGTTGAAATCGGATAGTTTATTACTTAGTACAGTATCAGGGAAGTAATTAAGTACATATTTTGCGTTGTCAACCAGGACTACAACAATATCGTTGCCCATTCCGTCTGTCGCTTCAGCCATTTCAACGTTCTCTACGTCAAGTAATAACAAAGTATAACATATTCCTAACGCTCTTGCAACCTCATCGTAGGTGTTTTCTACCAAAAGCTGCCACGGGTCGGGCCAGTTTTCGGAATCGAGGATATGTAAATGGTGATTGACAAGCGGGGCTTTTTGCCACCACTTGTCTATGTTGATACACTTTTCTTCAAGAGAGGAGTCTTCTAAATGGACTCTTAAATCGTACCAGTCTGATAATCTGGCTTCATAGTTCAGTTGAAATACGTTCATATAGATACGTACTTATCTCAATTCAACCGACCTTATAATGTTTTCAGTATCCAAGTCTGTGTATCGTCATCCCAACGATATGGTTGTCCGTCATCAGGAGCAGGGAAAGGAGGTTCCCAAGAACAAGTTTCTTCTACAAATGTCCATCCCACTGAGTGTTCCATTGCCATTACTTCATCAATCTTTGCCTGCTTTTCTTCAGCAGACATTAGTTGAAACTCCCAATGGTCATGTACTTTGTCATCGATTAAGATATAAGATGCTTGGTCTGAAACAAGAGTGTGATAAGGAGAGGGAAAATCAGGTCTCTGGTGTCTCTCAAAATATCTGAAATTGTCTGGTAAATTTTCAGGGTCAATGTCCGGAAAACATTGAACAAAATTTGAATATAGCATAGGATGACCATCAGGTTCTCCGTTAGTGAATTTAATGATTAGTTTTTCCATATTTTATAGATCCTTTGTGTTTGTTGAAGGGTATGCTCTACCAGCACCCCAAATAATTCTGACGCCGCCTGCCGCGCCTGCGCCATTCCTGTAAGGGGATGTTACGTAGTCACCGCCACCACCTCCGCCGCCTGGGTATCCACCGTCGGCGTATTGAGTACGACCTGTACCTGAAATACCACCCTGTGCGTTGATAGCTGCTGCTTGGGAACTGTTTCCGCCCATGCCTGTACCATTATAAAAAGAGCCGCCTCCGCCGCCCTGAGCATTGTTTGTAGTACCTGTACCGGCATGACCAGTGCGACCTTGACCGTATAACCCGGTACCACCACCACCGCCCCCGACATAAGTTGAGCCCCCTGAGCCGCCACCTCCGCCGCCGCCGCCATTGCCGACACCTACATACCCGGGTTGACTTGTTGTAGTAGTACTACCTTGATATCCACTGCCACCTTGACCAGTGTACCCACCTGCGCCTCCGCCTCCTCCACCATATGCTCCGCCGTAGCCGCCTATACCACCTGCGTTTGCACCGCTAGTTCCGTATAGTGTGTTTTCCCACGTTGCACCGCCGCCTGCACCAACAGCGGCTCCCGTAGAACCAGCAGCACCACCAGTGCCTCCGCCTGCTTGGACCGTAGTAGCATTGATGAAGTAACTTTGACCACCTGTGCCACCCAAACTAGTAGAAGCATATGCGCCACGAGTTCCGCCTGCGCCTACAACAACTGTATAACTGTTTCCGGGTACAACAACAATGTCATTGACCCAGGCCAATCCGCCACCTCCTCCGCCACGACCATAAGATGAGAATGCGCCACCGCCACCTCCACCACCAACAGCTACTGCGGATACACGAGTGACACCCGCAGGGGCAGTCCAAGAATATGTTCCTGGAGTAGTATAGATAGACTGACTAGGCAACATAACTCCCATAGATACATCAATCTGTGCTGACTTTCCGTTACTAGCGGTCGCTGTAATATTAAATGAATATGATACTGCACTAGATATCACATCGCTACTCAACACATTTTCAGTAATTGATAAACCCGATGGTAGATTAGAAGATGAATATGTTATATCGACCCCTGCTGCACTCGTGGCAGATAGCATTGTGTAAACTCTGCTATTAACATTAAGAACAATCGGCAATGTTGTAGTTGACCAAGTAACAGTATCAGGGTTAACTATAAAGCTAAAATCTCTTGTAGTAGATTGTCCAGTGGCAGCAGTAGCAGCAATAGTGAAATTATAAGTTGTTTGTGTAGCAACTGAGCCAAGTGTGCCTGTAAGATATGCACCGGTTGGTCCAGTTGAAATAAATGACAACCCTGACGGCATTGTCCCGGCAGAAACTGAGAATGTTACATACGTGTCACTAGATGCTTCCAATAACGTATTTACTCTAGTACCTTCATAGCCAGTACCCAGTGAACCCGAAGCAGTTGTCCAAGTAGGTGTAGTTGATGCATATACTAATTTTACAGCAGAGACAGGTCCAAGTGTCCCGTCGCCTTGATTCACTGCAAACACATCATACGTGCCAACTGATAGAGCAGGACTAGTAACTGTTATACTGGTACTAGTTGATGCACTTACTGTAACGCTTGTGCCGTTGATATAAACTGTTGGGTTATCAAAATATAATCCATTGATGATGAATGTCTGACTACCTGCAGGGTTGAGACATGATTTTCCGTCAGGGTACGTGAATGAGGTGATAGTTGGACCAACAAGGTGACCAACAAATTTATTGTATTCTCCTGTAGCAAAATCAGTTGATGTAAACTTTGTACTCATATTTCAATATTTATAATATTCCTGTATTGATAGACGGAAATAGTCGGTTGGTTCCCCAAATGATTCTCACTCCACCATGCGCACCTTTGCCTGCGTCCGTGACACCTATGCCACCGGAACCCACTACAACGGTGTAGCTGTTTCCGGGAACTACTGTAATGTTGTTCTTCCATCCAAGACCGGCACCGCTACCGCCAGCCCATCCTGGATTAATTTTGCCGCCACCACCTCCGCCGCCTGGGTATCCACCGTCACCCATTATAGTACCAGTAGCAGTCACCCCGTTGCCCCCACCTGAGCCGCCGAAGCCACCTTCACCGTCTGCTGAGCCAGCGGCGCCATCTGCGCCTTGCCCGTATAAACCAGTGCCGCCGCCACCTCCGCCGACTTGTGATGCCATGTGTACTTTGCCACCTCCACCTGCGCCGCCTGTACCTGCGGTCATACCGGTTCCATAATAACCAGAACCGGTCCCACCGTTGCCGGTATAGCCGCCAGCGCCACCACCACCTTCGCTAAAACTGTTAACAGTGTACGGAGTTCCGCCAGTTCCTCCACCGTCACCTACATAAGACCCGGGAGTACCGTAACCAGAACTTCTACTACCTTGACCACCGCCACCTTTAACTGTTGTAGCGTTAATGAAATAACTGTCAGCTCCGTCAGGACCATATCCACCTGACTCAGAACCTGCTCCTCCTCCGCCAACTGCGACAACGTTCACTGAAGTCACACCTGCAGGAGCAACCCAACTATACGTTCCGGGTGTTGTGTACACTTGTTCGCCGGCGCCAACTGAGGCAGGTATTGTTCCATATATAATACCAGGAGAGTATGGAATCGTGATGCCGTCACTTCTAGTAACAGATAATGTTTTTACACCAGTAGTACTCAGCGATGGTGCGGAGAACGTTAATTGAGTGCTTGAAACATATGTAGTGGAAACTGCCGAACCATCAACTGAAACAACGGAATCATTAGTAAACCCGCGCCCATTCAATGTCGCAGTCGTTGCCATATTGATGGGACACAACGTCCAATTGTATTGGTATACGATTCCTGTTACGGTGAAGGGAGAGGAACCGTACGTTTGATAAAACTCATTAGCAAAGTCTTTATATGTTATTTTAGTAGACATTACATATCCAATGTGTTAGTCGCAGGGAAGGTTCTTGATGCACCGGGCCACATTATACGTATAGCACCACCGGCACCTCCGCCGAAACCAGCACCTCCGCCACCTGGCCAACCACCGCCATAACCAGTAGAATCTTGCCCACCAGTAACAAGCAATCCAGCAGAACCGCCGTTAGGGGAAAATCCACCGTCGCCGCCAGTTGGGGTTACAACGTTGTATGGGGTTCCGCTTTGACTTATTGCACCATTGAGTCCTACGCCGCCACCGCCGTAGCACTGACCATATCCTCCAGTGCCGCCTGCGCCAGAACCAAATGTAATCGTGGGAATTGCGGGAACAGGGCATGCTGCATTAGAACTTCTACCACCGCCGCCAGCGCCACCAGCGAAACCGGTTGTCCTAGCAGTTCCGGTTGACGTACCGCCTGCGCCGCCTGCGTAGCTAGTACTAGCAACAGCTCCTGCACCACCGGCTCCGGTGTATCCACCTGCTCCACCACCACCGCCGCCTACGTTTCCATTCCCGCCGACACCACTCTTGCCACCGTTAGCAGATATATAGGCGGTTGTGTTAAACCATGTATTGCCACCTTGTGCAAAAGAATCGCCACCAGCGCCCACGTTTAACGTGTAGCTAGTTCCTACGGTAACCGCAAGGTTATTTGTATAAGTTAAGGCGCCTCCACCTCCGCCTCCACCCCAGCCATCTGAGCCGCCGCCGCCACCCACTAAAACAAGTGATATAGATGTAACGCCTGTAGGGCATACCCACGTGTAAGTGCCGGGCGTGTCATACACAATTTGTCCGTTTGCTTTGTTTACCACTATAGTAATAGTAATCGTTTGCTGGACTCCGGTGTTAGCGACTGTTGCGACTAAAGTAACGGAATACGTTCCGTTAACCCCCGGTACACCAGCAATACTTCCAATCGAGAAACCAGCGTTTGACGATGGTGTGTACTTGAGTCCTGCGGGTAAATTTGACACAGATACGGATACAGTATTACCTGATTTACTTTTAACTGCTACGTTAATTTGAGTTATTGCGCCCACGGCAGTATATGTTAATGTCTGACCTTGTACAGGACTAGACCAATATATAACATCTGTACTAACTGTCATTGCAAAACTTCTAGAAGCTGATTGCCCCTCTGCATCAGTGGCAGTTACAGTAAAACTATACACAGTATCAGATGACACCGACGGAGCTGTTCCTGCAAATGTGCCTGCTGAATTCAACGTAACCCCTTCAGGCAAAGCACCTGAAGTAACTGTATACGCTATAGTTGAATCGCTAGTTGCAGAGAGAGTGAAGCTAGGAGTTGCACCACTATACACGATTCCCAACGACCCACTTACTGTATTCCAATAAGGACCAGGTGCGTATAGAACACCTGTTACATATTTTGCGACTCCGCCATTACTATTAATAATAGTCAACAATTGAGTACCTGCTAAATTTTTAGGAACAGTAATAGTTAATTCAGTTTCACTTACAACAACGACTGTTGGAGCAAGAGTTGACCCAACGTATGCTTGTGCGCCTAATAAAAAATTAGTACCAGTGACCGTGATAATGTCACCGCCTACAGTAGAAACTACAGATCCACTAGTATTATAAGTTATACCAGTAACAGTGGGATTCGCTAAGTTAGTTATATCTGTTCTTACAGTAGAGTCTAAATTTTCATAATTAAGTTGTGTACTCATTATCTAGGTAGTTCTCTAATATGAATTTTTGTCCCTGAAGCAGGGATCCCATCTAAAGTTAAAGTCGTAGTTGTAATAGTGTAGTCGTCTGTAGGTGCTTGACAGATACCATTCACGAACACTAGCACGTTATCAACTCCGCAGCCTGACGTTACAGTGTATGTATTACCTGTGCCATTCGCTGTATATTTTCTCGTGATGTAGGTGCCACCACCACCACCGCCGCCTGAGACTGATGCCCATGTTAAGTTGCCAGTTCCATCTGTTTGAAGATACTGTCCTGAAGTGCCACCTGATACGTGAAGGTTTGCTACATCAAACGTCATAACGCCGGTGTAAGTTGGCAAGTATGAAGCAACATTACTATCTGCATAACTTGCAGGTAAGCCTGTTAGTTGACTACCATTGCCCACAAAGTAATTAGCAGTGACATTACCGAATGTAAAGTTTGCAGTGTTATTCGCTAATTGCGGTTCTAATTTTAGTATTGCCATTTTAATCCTTAACTGTGTTTACTGGAATCTGTATCTAAGAATCACAATTCCGGAGCCACCGGCTAAGCCACCCGAGCTTGCATTGCCGCCGCCAGCGCCGCCACCTGTATTTACTGTTCCTGCGTTGGGGCTGCCACCAGAGCTATTTCCGCCTCCGCCTAAGCCGCCAACGCCAGTATCTCCACCACCGCCACCGCCACCATAATAAGTGTTTGTACCAGACCAGTTAATTGCTACTCCTGCACCACCTGCGTTGAGTACTGCGTTTGCATTTGATCCCGCGCCGCCACCAGCTGCTGTACCGCCGCCTCCGTTTGCAGCGCCATTAAAATCTGCGTTATTGCCACCCGGAAACCCAGTGGTCGTGCCATTGCCGCCGGTTGCAGTCAATGTTGTAAATCCTGCACCAGTGATAGTAGTAGAAGTGCCGGTGCCGGATGTAGTGCCATTCGTACCAGCGCCGCCTGCACCAATAGTAATAGTGTAACTAGTATTAGGCACCATTGTCGCAGTACCTGTTCTGACTACCCCGGCGCCGCCGCCTGCACCATAACAAACACCAGACGTGCCGCCAGTAGAGCCGCCTCCGGCGCCCACGATAAAGTATTCTACTTGTCCGCCTGACGTAGGTGCAGTTGTCAAAGAAAATGCTCCGCTCGAAGTAAACGTGTGAATCTTGTAGTTTCCGATAGTAGCCGTAGTGCCACCGGTCGCAACTATCACACCTATATATTGCAAATTATACCACTGACTTGCATTATATAATTCAACATAACTAGTGTCAGTGTTAACACGCAAGTGACCGTTCAGCGGAGAGCTTGGGCGTTGTGCGGTATTACCTACTGCAATTTGCCATGCTGCGGTACCTACGGTAACTTTATCATATGTGACTGCACCCTCTGCTAACTTTGCAGATGTAATTGAACCGTCAGCAGGTGAAGTATCTACAGTAGACCAAGATGCAGCAGAACCATTCGTTGTAAGATACTTACCTGAATTAGATGTTTGTGAGGGTAGTGAGTCTACTGCCGCCCAAGAAGGATCAGTACCATCAGTTGTTAAATACTTACCAGTTTGCCCAGTCTGAGTAGGTAGAGATGTTCCGCTGCTTCCTCCAAGCGAAACCCATGCATTACTCAATTGAACACTCAAACTACTAGTGTTAGGATCAATCCAGAAAGCACCGTCGACAGTAGACCCAGGTTCTATACTTGATACTGTTACCGGAACACTCGGAGTAGTTGACACAGTTGACGGGATCCATCGTGATCCGTTATATACCCATACTTTATTGTTGTAAGTATATGTTTGATTTACTGAAGGGTTGGAAGGGAAACTTAAAGCCATGCTAATATTTATCTCTTTTTAGACTAGATACCTGACAATAACGATGCCTGAGCCGCCTGGACGACCTATAGTAGCAGTGTTGCTTGAACGAGTAGCACCACCTCCGCCACCTGTGTTTACAGTACCAGCTGTAATTCCTTCTTCGTCATAAGCGCCTTTACCACCGCCGCCAGCGCCGCCAGCGCCGCCCAAGTTTACTGCGCCGCCTGCTCCACCCCCGCCGCCTGCATAAGTGTTGCCGTCTAGCCAAGTGCTTCCGTTACCTCCGGCTCCCCCGTTGCTTCCCGATGCACTAGATCCCTGTGCAGAGGCACCACCACCTCCGCCGCCGGCTGGGTTAGCACCAGTGCCACCATTATTCCCTTGACCCGCAGTTCCGGTTGCGCCAGCTTGATTGTTACCACCGCCTCCTCCACCTGAGCCACCCGTGCGGGGACCGTTGCTATACGAACCGCCACCGCCGCCGCCAGTAGAAACGTATGTCGTTGAAAAAGAACTATTTGCTCCTGCACCACCAAAATCAGTCGGTCCTGATTCATAGTTACCAGCAGTTCCACCTGCACCAACCGTAATAGTATATGATGTTGCAGTAACAGAAGCTGCGGATATTGCTCGATATCCACCGGCACCACCACCGCCGCCGTGTCGGTCACCACCGCCGCCGCCGCCAGCGACAACTAATATATCTACTGTCTTTCCTACAGGTGCTGAGGTTACAGTGAACGTACCCGAACTAGTGAACGTATGGTATTTGTAAAGTCCTACAGTTGTCTCAATTCCACCTGATGCAACTATACCCGGAGACTTGCCGCCGCGCTTTGCAAATCCTGCAATAGATTGAGAGAAAGAGGCAAATCTTGTCATGTATCACCCGAATGATGAAGCTGAACCAAAGACCGTCCAAGCAGAACCAATTCTGAACAGACTATAAGAAATTACATCATACTTGTTTGCATTGCTAGTTGGAGCAGAACCACCTGACCATACAACTGTCTGAGTGGTACCGTCAATTTGCATAGTAGTAGGAAGATAAGGTGTTGCACCCTGAGCAATTACAGCTACTACTACAATAATTTTACTTGACGTAGTAGACACATTTGTAAAGTTTGCCGTGAAGTTTGCTGAAGGTGTAGTGTGATAAAACGTGCCCGCCGTTGCAGTATCGTGCGCTACTGTACCAGTTGCATTTGTTAACACTGAGAAATTTTCTGCCGAAGGTCCAAATGTTGCAAGTCCACTGACTGTCAATTCAGTTAGTGTGCCCAATGATGTTATATTAGCCTGTGCATTTGAATAGACAGTACTAGATACTAGACTATTTGCAACTTGTCCTGAGATATTTGCAGCTTGTATGTTTGCTAATAAATTTCCGCTACCAGAAAAATAGTTTGATGTTACCAAGTTCCCCAAATTAGCATTTCCAGTGACTGTTAAACTTGTTAATGTACCGACGCTAGTGATGTTTGGTTGGGCATTAGTAGTCACAGTTGATGCAGAAACATTAGTAAGACTTGAACCGTTACCAATAAAGTATGATGCTGTAATATTACCTGAACTAGTCAGACTAGTTAACGTACCGACACTGGTGATGTTAGGTTGAGCGTTAGCGAGAACAGTAGAAGCGGCAGATATCGGAGTTGTCGATCCTCCCAAAACAGTTACATCAACTGGTGAGTTGTTAGGTACTGCGCTAGTAAACGAAAGTACATTGCCTGTTATACTGTATGCTGTTCTAGGTTGAAGAATACCACCAACTGATACGAATGTATGGTTAATTGATACTGGCTCGGATGATAACGTAAAATTCGTAGCTACGCCGTTACCAGTGAAGTTGTCAACTAAGGATGATAATTGAGGTGCGTTCTGTGTGATACTTACCCAAGTGTCTACATAGAATACGTTCAATTCACCTGTTTCACTATCAAACCACATATCGCCAGCAGAAGAACCAGTGGGTGCAGTATTAGAAACAATAACACTAGCTCCGCCACCTGAGCCGCCGGCTGGAGTGTCCCATGACAAACTACCTGAGCCATCTGTTTTCAAATATTGACCAGACGAGCCGCCACCGATATTAATGTTACCAACTGCGAATGTCATTACACCGTTACCAACAAAGTAGTTTGATGTAGCAGTATTTCCTAAGTTGGCATTACCTGAGATGATGTTGGCAGTTAGTGTCAGCGAGTTTGCAACAAAGTCGCCCGTTGTATCTAACCCCGATGATTTTACATATGTTAATGCCATTATTATAACCTTTTATATATTTATTATTTCGAAACCATCGGTGTTGCAGGTGGAGTGAACGTTGATGTGTAACGTGCCACACCCTTTGTGACTCTTAGGTCTTTGATGTATCCGCTGAAGAATGCTGTGCCAATAGACATACCAGAACTTGCAATAACTGGTCGGTTGACTTCGTTTAGATACACTAATGCATCACTCACACCATTAACTGCAGAGGTACCAGCAGTGGTTCCGTTAACAAATAGTCTAGTTGTTCCAGAACTTCTTGTTACAGCAACGTGATACCATTGACCGATAGCTACCGATTTTGTTATCAAATCTGTGCTGTTTGCATAGTAATATAGTAATCCTGAATTTACATATAGAGTTGGATAAGAACCGTTTCCGCCGTTTCTGTGGTCGTATAAAATTGCCAAAGTCGTGACATCATTGAAATATACACACATTTCTATTGTGAAATCACCCGAACCAAAAGCGTATTGATATCTACTAGCTATATCTGATTTTATATAATCTCCATTACCATCAAAGTACAAACTCTTTCCAGTGTTTTGTTGGAATGGATTAAACGATTTTACTTTTGTATCACCGTTTTTAGTTATAGTAATGTTGTTAGTGCTGTTGTCAATAAATTTATTTGATTGACAGGTTAATAAACTTGTACCTGAAATAGCAGTCAACACAGATGCTGGTTTAGTAAAAGCAGTTCCGCTAGGATACAAACAAGTTCCTTTAATAACTCTAAAGTTAGAAATATACCCGTTCCAGTCGGGTGTAGATCCTTCTTGAGTTCTACCTATATCAAAACAATTTGAAGATGCAAGTGAGATTGCAGTCTGGTTAGAAATCACGATATCTTGCGTACCGTTAATATACAATCTAAATACACCTGAGTCTCTGACCAACGCAATATGAGTCCAAGTGCCGACGATTAACGCAGTAGTACCGTCTGTTCCCGAAGACCCAAGAAACGGGTTGCCGCCGCTAGCACCGTATAAGTTTAAACGATTATCGGCTGTAGTATGTCTAACAATAACTCGGTTATTATAGTTACCACTAGGATAAAGAGCGAATATACCGCGACCATACTGACTACCAGCATATCCGTTTGTGTTTACGAAACATTCAATAGTGAAATCTACTGTGCCCATATCCAATGCAGTATTACCAGCAGTGGTTAAATAATCACCACTACCATCAAAGTAGTTACTATAATAAGTTCCTGCATATGGGTCTTCACTTGCCAACTGAGTGTTACCAACTGTTTCTAAGTTGTTGCTACTGTGATAGTCAATGATACCACCACTAGTACCATTCAATAACAAGTTACTACTGTATGTTGTAGCTCCTATCGTTTGAGTTGGAGTTGCCGGAGTAATTCCTGGATAGAAGTTTGATGTATATAGAACTGATCCAATAGTTACACGCAGGTCAGAAATATAACCAATGAAATACAAAGCGTCTGCTGCTCTACTACCGACATACGCAGTTCCCAAAATACTGTTAGTTAGGGTAGAAGTATTTTTTAATACTCCATTTATATACAAGTACGCACTTGAACCATTTTTAACTACTGATACGTGATACCATTGATTCAATCCGTTCAATGATACTGCTGTCATACTTTGGCTGTATGATTGCCATTGTATAGTACCACCTGAGTTAACCATTAATTGAAAGTTGTTGCCTCCCCATGGTGTAGCATATAGAATACCTTGTGAAGAAGGCCAAGCTGTAGGATAGAACCAACACTCGACAGTGAAGTTATTAGTATCCGGGGCAAATGTTCCTACAGTTAAGTAATCACCGTTACCATCAAAGTACATTGAACCACCGTTAACACTAGGACTATATGTTACAAGATTTGTGGTTGTTGTCCCAAACGGGTTGAAAGGTCTTGGTTGAGCATCACCTGTTGCAGTTATTGCATATTTGTTTGTACTATTATCAATCATAGTCGATGATTGACAAGTTAAAAATGTTGTATTTGCTATTGCAGTCAACGGTGTAGTACTAGGAGTGAAGTCTGTCGTGTACACTGCTGTGCCTATAACTAATCTAGCATTACTAATATAACCAGAGAAGTAGGCGGCAGTGGACGTGTCCCATTTGCGACCAATGTTAATTCCGCCGGCTGAGCTAGCGGTAGTTTGCCATGTTGATACGTTGTTACTAACTGTGTTTACACCATTGACAAATAATTTTGCAGTAGTACCGGAATACACGCCAGCAACATGATACCATGTGTTTAGTGATAGCGCAGTAGAGTTGGCTGAAGTAGATTGGGCTGCATAAGTCCATGCTGATCCAGTGTAGTACGACATATGAAGATATCCACCAGGAACGGAAGTAGTTTGAGTTCCGTTGTTTAATCCAAGATGAAAAGGTATTCCGCCGCTAGAGAAATTAGTAGCCATAATACTAATACCGGTGAAGGCTGTTACATATACCCAAGCTTCCATTGTAAATGGCGTAGTTGTGGTTGGTAATGATATAGCAGTGCTACCTACAGTAATATTATCTCCGGTGCCATCAAAGTAAACGCTATAACTAGACGGCACAGTTGTTACACCACCGAACGGTGAGTAGGCTTGAACTTTTGGTGTGTTGGAAATAGTCGGAGTATGATTATAAATACTGCTATCTTGTAATCTGTTAGATTGGGCAGTTAACAGTGAAGTGTTTGGAATTCCAGTCAAAGGTGTAGTTGATGGCGTAAACACTTGAGTGCCAATTGTAGTACTAGCAGTAGTATACACCGCAGTTCCTTTTACCCAACGAATATTAGATACATAACCGGTGAGTAAATCAGTAGAAGTATTAACAGCACCTATATATACATCTCCGTTAGCTGGGTTCGCATTAGATGTTCCTACATATGCTAATATACCATTGACATACATTTTAAATCCGTTAGTCGAAGTATTTTCTCTAACTACTGCAAAATGAGTCCAAGCGCCCGTTGCAATCAAATAACTTGCATCACTTACTGCGGTTATACCATCATAGTAGCGTAGTGCGCCAACTGTTGAACCGCTGTAGCCACCGGTTCCGATTAAGATAGGTCCGCAAACGATTTGTTTATTACTTGTTCCGGTAGGTATATTTACCCAACCTTCAATAGTAAATGCACCTGCGCCAATGTTGAGGGCAGTGTTTGCTGGAAAATAGTAAGTTGATGCTGCATCAAAGTATACGCTCCATCCGTTTTGACTGAATGGGCTAAACGTACCTTGCGTAGGGTTACCGTTTCTAGTAACGATGTTGTTAAAACTACTTTGATCCACGAAGCCGTTGTTGCTTGCACCACCGTTATATTGCAGTGTTAGTAACTGTGTGTTTGCTACCGGTGTCAATGGGGCCTGCGGTGGTAAGAAGTTTGTGGTGTATAGTGCAGTGCCTTTAATAATTTGCAAGTCTGATATGTAGCCCGTGAATTTTACAATTTCGTCTCTGGTAACTCCTGCATAAAACATGTTCGTTGAACTTAAACTTGCAGTAGATATTCCACTGGCTTCCTGCACTCCATTTAAAAACAATTTCATAGCAGAACCTGAGCGAGTAACCGCTACATGTGTCCATGCTCCTGTTAGTAC